ACGCATGATACATGTCGGTCTTTCAATGTATAACTATCATATCATATCGTTTGACCACCCAGTTAAATATTCGGGAAGATCGCCACAAACTTGCATAGCTACTCCTATTTCTCTAGACATAAGAGCATTCCAATATGAATGTCTAAAAGCATCTCCAAGTCCATCACTTAAACTTTCCCCTGCATAATAAGATCGAGCCGTTGATAATGCTGTTCTTGAACTAACACCAGCTACTCCACATTTGTAAGTTCCAATTACTTTAGAACAAGCAGCAGCTTCTTTAGCATTTTTTAATGCTGTTTCAACGTTCCAACTATATAGGACAATATCATTTTTGTTGTTTTCATTTGGTACAGTTTTTTCTAATTCTTCAAATCTCTCTAAACCTTGAGTTTCATTCTTAATAATTCCCTGTTCAATTTCATTCATTAATTGTTCGAATGCTGGCATATTAAATTTTTCTGCTGCTACATCTGTTTCTTCAGCATAACTTTTTGAATTTCCGCCAGTAAACATAAGTAGGCTTGAAAGTGCTGCTACAGTTAAAACTTTTAAACTAGATTTTTTTCTTTTAAAATTCATCAATTTATCCCCCTGTTATTTTTTTGCTTAACAACCAAATATTAAGTTAAATAGAATTTCATTACAAGTCTATCTAACTATGTATTTTTTTGGTATAATTTCCTTGTAAATAAATGTAAGCTTAACAAGGTGTATCATTGGGAATTATCAAAAAATAATAATTTAACTCCCGATAATATTGGATAGAAGTTTAATATATAAAATATGGTTCAAGTCGGAGGAAGGCACCTTAGGGTGTCTTTTCTTTTATGTAATAATGCATAGAATATTAAATTTAATAGATATTATGATATACTCTCAAGGTGTGATACCTAATTTCTTTAAAGTGGAAAACTAAACCTTATCTACCCAATTGTGGGGGACGCCTTATGGCGTCTTTTTTTTAGGACCTGCTCAATTAATGCGTAAAACCATAAAGTAAATTGAATCCATTAAAATACATGAGTGACCTTGAATTTCCCCTCCTACTCAAAGGAGAGATTAAAATGGGCTTTGGTGGTAGTTGCGGTAGTTGTGGCGGCGGCGGTTTCGCTGGCGGATTTGCTTTATTAGTTGTACTATTTATTTTATTAATCATAGTTGGAGCTTCTTGCTTCTGCTAAAAAACTATTGAAAAAGACACCCGAAAGGATGTCTTTTTTTATTTGTTCTTACCAGTACCCTTACACGTTTTACAATCTGTATAATCTTCGTTATAAGATGAATTACCTTTAACTTGATTCACTGCATCATAGAAACTTAAACCTTGAGTATCCATAACAGTATCTACAGCACGATCAAACACATCATTCCACTCAATACCATAACCATTACATTTTTCACAACATTCTTCTCTACTTGGTAACACTTAAATTCCCCCTTAATATGAATATTCAATAATAGTTTACTATAAATCCTAAATTATTACATACCATTAAATTTCACGTACTATATCTGATTGATAAAACCAAATTCAGAAATAAAGTCTATTCTAACCATCCATCCCCTTATCCTCTAACTAAGTAAGTAATAATTCTCTTATTTATTCCTCTATCTTAGTAAGTCATTCCCCCAGGCCTTAAACAATCTCATGTTTTTTATCATTTCTTCGAATTTAATGTTGACTGAAGGTCTTGAGGGTTTTTATCATGTGGGAACGATTATGGAACACGGCTGGAAGGCAGATTTATCCCCTACTTTGAAAGACTACAAAAAAAGTAATCAGTCAAAATAGATGGATAAGCGTCGTTATTTTCGCCATGCGGTCACTTATAAGGTATCCGTATGTATAGACCCTGTTCACTCAGCGATCTTCACCGCATACATCCTTTTTCTATGGCTTGTCCTTGTAATATCGCCCCTACACGACAAACTGAATGTACTCCCTAGCACCGTAATGCTAACGATAACCTCCCGAACCTTTTAGAGAATCGTCCCTGGGCAAGTTCTCGCCCCCCCTCACCAGATGAACAGGAATCCAATGAGGGGTGCTGTTTTTGTAGGCGTATACTCTGTACCCCCTGCACGACTAACAGCTAGCCACGCCGTAACACGTTCCCTCTATATAGAAGCACGGAATCACGGCTTATCAGTTTTTATTTACGTGGTATCAGGCAATTCCACGCGAACAAAAAACAAAAAGGACATCTCCAATTCCTAAATGGCCTGTAGAACCACAAGACTTCTAGGATTAGAGATGCCCTATATATATCTTTAGACTACAAAATAATTAAATCTAGTATTTACTAGTTGAATTTTAGTCCAATCACAGATAAAATGGGTATATCGAAGAAGCCTCGGAGAAAGGCATAATTGTTTAAGATAGTGTTGGTTCACTACTTAAAGCGAATTCCTGCTTGGTTACAGGTTATATCTAGTAAGTGTTGGTAGCAATTACTAGAACTGAGTCATTCCCGTTATCGGTTGGTAGCCAATAGCATATGGGAGTGGCTTTTTGTTTTGTGTTCATATTCAATTGTTCTATGAATCTTCGTTTATGTAAAATATCAAATTATGTTTTGTTTTGTAGAATGTTGCTTGTTGTTTATTACGTTACAACAAGCTTTTTTCTTTGTAAATACAGAAATGACAACTTTAAACTACGCAAAAGTAGAAATGTATACTTACGCAAAAGTAGAAATGTATACTTTTCTACCTAACTTTTAAAATAAGTATACTCTTTCAAACTTACGCAAAAGTAGAAATGTATACTTATAGACTTGCACATTGAATTATCTACATCGAAAAAAACCAAACAAACCCTTATTTAAAAGTATTTACATAACCAAAATGAAAACTACGCAAAAGTAGAAATGTATACTTTTCTACCTGAAAAAATTCATATCCCGTAACTTACGCAAAAGTAGAAAAGTAGAAAAGTATACCAAAAAAATTTACGCTTAAGTATACATTTCTACTCTTTCGAGAAATCCGTTTAAAAAACCTAAACTTTTCTACGGTATACTGTTGCGAATATTGTATATAGATGTTACATTTTACTCAAAGGTATACTTATTCGGAGTTTTATAGAGGAGTGTCGAAAATGAAAAGACAAGCAACTACATATGTTATCGGTAACTTTAAAGGTGGCGTTGGAAAAACAAAAACAGCAACAATGTTAGCTTATGAAGCTGCAACTGTATTTAATGAGAAGTGTCTTTTAGTGGATATGGATCCACAGGGGAACGCAACAAGAGTACTTGCGAAAACAGGTGATGTTGAACAAATAGACAAGTCTATTACAGATGCATTTCTAAATCAAAATTTAGAGAATGAGATTATTCCAGTTATCGAGAATTTGGATATCGTTCCATCTAATACTTCATTTAGAAAACTTTCAAAAATCCTCTTTGATATGTTCCCAGAGAATGAACTTGCACAAATTACTTATTTAAAGAAACTACTTGAACCATTAAAGGATAAATATGATCGTATTTACATTGATGTTCCACCAACAATCAGTGACTACTCAGATAACGCCATGATAGCAGCTGATTATTGTATCATCGTTCTACAAACACAAGAGCTCTCTTTAGAAGGTGCTCAAACATATATCGCTTATATGCAGTTCTTAGCAGAAACATATGATGCGGACTTACAAGTTCTTGGTATCATTCCAATGATGCTTCATCAAGGGAAGCGAGTAGATAACAAAGTTCTGAAACAAGCACAAGAAATGTACGGTGGAAATGTTCTAGATACAATCGTTAGATATCAAGAACGTTTAAAAGTATACGATGTTGAAGGTATTCACAAAACAATTAACGTAAGCGGAAACGTGGATATGTGGGATGAAAAAGCCCATCAGTTATTCATAGATGTTCTTAGTGAACTTAATGAACATGAGAACTATTTCGCTACCATTAATGCTTAAAGAGGAGGCTCATAATGTCTAAAGCACCATTTCAACCTATACCTACAAAACCTGGGAACACATTGAATGACAAGGGTGTGGAAATAAAGGGGACAAACGATTTTGGTCGTAACAGTGAACCCGTTAAAAAAAAGGTTATGACTCCTATTATTAATAAAGCTAAGGTGCCAGCTCCTGAGAAAGCGGATCATCGTTTAGTTCCATCTAAAACAGCTAAGCTTTCACCTGCTGTTTTGCTAAAGCTAAGTACGCTTAAACCATTCATAAAAGAAGCAGAAAGTATGGATAAAGTATCCAATAACAATATTATTGATATGCTCATCGAAAGCTATGTAAATACTAAACTAACAACACGACAATCTGAAGGTTATAAGGGGATGTACAAGCACCTTTATGAGATGTTAGATAAAAAATAAAAGAACGAATGCAATTATCTAGGCTATACAATCATTCTTAGCATTTTCCATCCTACTATTATTGGAGATGAAGTTCATGGGAGTAATTACGAGAAACGGTGATAGTTTAATCGATTTCGATTTGTTTGTAACAAAGTATGGTTGTATAAAAGTTGATTTTAAGCAGCAAGAAGGAGAAAGATACTACTTATATGCTTTTCGTAACGATTTAGCTGAGTGGGATTTTAATAAAGGTGAATTAATTTTAGTTACCCACAATGAAGATAAAGTTAAAGAGATTGCTTCAAAAGTGCTAACTTTATCTGTAGGTGAATTCTTTTGTAAAGAGTGTTTTAGAAAAAAAGATATTGAAAAATTATCTAATAAAGATAACACGAAATATTGGTGTCATAATTTTTGGGAAAAAACCCCGAATCGTACTAAAAAATCACTACAAGATGAAATTTTATATTCAATAGATGCTATGGATTGGTCTATGGTAAAAAGTATAACTAATAATGATAAACCTTTTGTTTTCTTTGGAATATGTTCGGATTTTTGCATGACTCGTGAAGAATTCAAAACTAATGATGTAATTCAAGAAAAGATAAAGTTAATGGACGATATCTGGGAAGAACTAATAACAGAAGAATTAATGGATGGACCTGAAAGTTTATTAGAAGATATATTGTGTGACCATATATTCACTATTGAAGAAGATATGCATTTTATAGAAAGACAATATAGAGTGGAAAATGGGATTATTGACATAATAGCAAAGGACAAAAATGGTACTAAGTGTATTATTGAATTGAAGACGGTTGAAGATGATAAAAGTTTAGTATGGCAATCTGCTTATTATCCTTCTTGCTTCAATGAAGATGTTCGTATGATTACAATTGCCCCCAATTATTCAAATAGAATATATAACGCTCTTAAAAATATAAACAATGTTGAAATGAAAGTTTTCGGAAAAGCTTTAAACGAAAAGTTTCATATAAAAGATTTTGATGGTGATTCCTCTGTTTTGGAAATAACAGAGGAATCTCCAATTATCGTGTGAATGATTAATCCCTACGTATGTAGGGATTTTCGTAGTTTATTTAAAATCAATAACCAGAACCTCCACCACGGCTTTTTCTTCTCTTTCGCAGCAGCAGTCTCTATATGGTATTCCTTCATTGATATCATTCTTTTTCTTTTTATCTATTAGTTTAATCCAATTTTCAATCACTCTAATAGCATAGTTTATATGCACTCTTTTTCAAATTAATTTTATAGTAAATGAGATATATGTACTTGATTCCAAAAAGAATGTAATTGACTTATAAAGAAATAAAATGTAACATATAACTAACAAAAAGGAATATATAAATAACATAAAGTTACTTATATATTTCTAAGGAAGGTGGTTTAATGAAAAACAAGATAAAATTGTCACGCATTGAAAAATCATTAACACAGGAACAATTAGCTTTTCAAGTTAAAGTAGCCAGACAAACAATCGGTTTAATTGAAAAAGGTAAATATAATCCAAGTTTACAACTCTGTTTAGCAATTGCTAAAGCGTTAGACAAAACATTAAATGATTTATTCTGGGAGGTTGAATAACGTGATAAAATCATGGTTATCTATTTTATTACCAAAGGATGAATATAAAAAACAAAAAACACTTTACTTTTTAGCTGAAGCCTCAATAATTCTGTTCATCACTCTTATAATTTTATTCAGTATCCACCGAATTTTCCCTAATTTAGAGCCTAATCCTGAAATATCTATAGGAATGAGTATTTCTATTTTTGTGATATATATATTCACTAGATATATACTTTCGGGAATTGAATATACAAATATCACAACAGAACAGGAATTTAAAAAAGAGAAAAATCGTATTAGTTTAAATTCATTAAAATTTATTTTAGTATTTTTTATAGCATACTCACTCATAATTGGTATCCCAAAAACACAATCACAATGGATTGACCTTGTTATCCTTATATTACTAAGTGGAATTTTCATGTTTTCATTAGGATATGTATCCTTAAGACGATCATATAAAAAAAATAAAGATTTACTAGATTAGAACAAAAAACTCTTCTTATTTAGAAGAGTTTTTTGTTCTAATCTAGTAATAATCTTATGAAATTATTACTTTTTCGATAAAAATTTATTAACGATAAACATAAACAATGTCATTAATACAGAGACTCCCAACATGTCTATAAAAGTTACATCTGCATCTACTTTAATTCCTCTGTAATATATATATTGCAATAACAGAGCAATAGGAAAAATATAAAAAATACTGTTCCTTTTCATCTCAAGTTAAAACCTCACATTTTTTATTTTCCGATACATGAAGTTCCGTACCAAGCTAGACTAGCTGCAAAGCCTACAATTCCACCTTTAATTGCATTTTTCCCTACTACTTTAGCTAATTCAATAGCTAATTGTTGCCAAGCTTGTCTTTCAATAAGCTTCCACATTCCACCACTAATAAATCCAATTCCTGTAGCATCAATAATTTTATTACCTACACAAGAAGACCAAGAATATTGAATACCACCTTTATCGATTTTTCCTGTTGGTGAATCTGGAAGCCCACGTAAATTATTTGTGGATACTTCTTCCCCATTAGCAAAGTTAACAAAAGTAGTAATAGCTAATACATTTTCTTCACCGAATTTATCAGCTATTTTTTTTTCATCTACTACATACTTCCCATTTTCTATAGTAGATGCTTCTTCAAATACAAATTGAATATCTGCTGTTAATTGTTTCATTTCAGCAGATTCTTGATTAACTTCTACCGGATTAATAGATTCAGCTGCAAATGAAGTACTTGAAATACCACCTACTAATAACATCGTTGCTAAAGCTCCAGATAAAATTTTCTTAGTTTTTTTCAACGTCTTTTCCCCCTTGAATTGTTTTCTAACATTCTAATATTTTAGATTTTTTAGAATAGAATATTAAAATGTTTGACAGTTAAAATTTAACATATTATACAACGTTATGGCATTGATAAACATTCATCTAAATATTTAAAATATTTAGATTTTTTAAAGTTCAACCTCAAAAATCAACTTTATCTTAGTAACTTCATATACATCGCACAAAAAAATAAAAGGGAAAAGCGTTCTACATCGCTTCTCCCTTTTATTTCATAAACAAAGTACTTATACGTCGTTGCTACCAAAACTTCCACCACGGCTTTTTCTTCTCTTTCGCAGCCGCAACCTCATCCCGAAATTCCTGCATTAATCTCTTAGATTCCTGCATCTCACGTAGTGTTTTCATAAGCGTCTCGTCTCGTGCTTCTAATCGCTTTTCCACGCGTTCATTATGCGATTCTATACTCGCTTTGATTTCCTCGTTGCTTTGCTTCGCCTGCTCGCTTAATCGCTTCTCCATTGATACTATGCTTTGATTCATTTCTTGTGCCATAACGCTGTACTGTTGCTGGAGCTGTTGTTGAATGTGGAATGGCACTATGTCCGTTTCCTCAGGCTCTTCTTGAATCATATCCGGATTAACTTTTTCTATTTGCTGCGCAATCATCTTCGCCGCTTTCTCTAACGTCATACCGTCATGCTTGCTAAGCTCAATTAATCTCTCAATAACCATAATGTCGCCGTCTGTGTATTCGCGTCTGCCACGCTTATCCTTCTTTACTGCGAATCCTTCGCGCGACAATACTTCCATGTACTTTCTAAGGGTGCTATCGGATATTCCTAGCCTTTTGTATACTTCACTAGCAGAATAAACAATTTCGTCCGTCATAGCGTCACAACACCTCCTAGTGACAGTATTCCATGACGGTTAAGAAATTCCTTCAAATAAAAAAGCCCTAATCAGGGCGCTTCTTATTCTACTTTTACAGCAAGACTATCCATGAAATTGCTAATTGAAGAAAATTGAAAGATACGTACACTAGAAGAATTAATATCATAATGCTTATCAGTAATAATGAGGATTGATGGGAAGAATTTAGATCCTTTGGGCTGCCACGATTCGTTGTGCCATTCCTGGCTGTGAAAGTATAATTCATACCTGTTGATTTTATCTTGCATAATCTTTTTACTGTAAACTGATTTTTGGACTTCAATGAAGAATGGAGATCTACGCCAAATTGTAAATGCATCGGGCTCCATATAATCTTTTCCATACTTTGGTTCAACTTTGAATAGTTTCGGTTTTTCATAATGGATAAGCTGTTTATATACGTCAACAATTCCGAGGAAGTGGGGAATCTTTTGGCTAGTTTTTCGAAGTGTGCTAGGTTGAGGGAAATATATAAATGGCTGCTGCGAGATATTGGCGTCCACATGACCATCTCTCCTTAACCGTTTCATAACTGTATTACAGCAAGTAACCGCGTTTTTAAGTCCTTGAAAATGCAAATCAATAATATCATCCCTAGACATACATCTAAAACGTTTCAAATCCTTCAAAATGGTTTTGTCTCTATTCATCATAATCTAACACCCCAAATAATTGATTCTCTTCTTGTGGAGGATTCTGGAGCGTCATATCCTCTTTTGGAATACGGTAAGGTTCAACAATTTGTTTTGCTTTGTTTAATTCTAAATAGGGAGCTTGCACTTTCTTTAATCCATTTAGTTTTAGAATCATTTGGCCCGATCGCTCTAGATGTTCTGATCCAGGTGTACCCATAATATTACTATTAATCGTACTATCACATTTAAAGCCCATTCTTACTGTCATATTCAACTTCAACTTACCGTCTAATACTTTTGCGTCAGGACGCTGCATACTAAGCATGAGAAAAACCCCTAGTGCCCTACCGACTGCTGATATTTTTTCAATTGTTTTCATACATTCTTTTTCATCTTGCAACATGGCCACTTCATCAATAGCAAGTAAGATATATGGTTTCTGATTATCAGGATTCAATTTGTTATATTCATCAATATGATCCACTTCATACTCTTCCATTAGTTTTCTACGTTCGCGTATTTCCTTCCACACTTTCTGCAGCATGATCTTCATTTCGATTTCTTCCATACAAACTTCTTTTACGTGTTTCACTCTTCTTAAGAAATGAAATTCAGAATTCTTCAAGTCGCCCAGGTACAAATGTAATTTATCAGGGGACATATGTTGAATGAGTGTAGACAGAACAACGCGCACCATACTACTTTTACCGCTTCCTGTTTCTCCTGCAATGAGTAAATGCGGTGTATTTGAATCAACCATGTCATACACAATCGTATTTCCAAATTGGTCCCGGCCAACCACAACAGGAAGACGATGTTTTTCTAATAACGATTGCCATTTTTTATAACTGTAATTGTATGCTTGTAGTCCTGCATCCGAATGGAATACGTTGAGTACAAACTTTTTAATATCGCCCTCAATCGCTGCATTCCGTCCTAATATTTGTTGAAAGCAAAACCATTTCTTTTCAATAGTCTTTGGATCCAAACCATTTGGGATGGTAAATACATATCTAACATTCTCTTTTGTGGAGGAAACATCATGTATCTTTGGATAAATCGGCACTTTCCCACCTCGTGTTTGATGGTCCACGTATAAACCTGCTTTTCCAAATACTTCTATAAGTCGATTCTTTAAACTTTGTTTATGAAGCCATTCTTTGATGATTCCCATGTCACCCCTCCTAGAACATGATTAAGATTTTGATAAATACATAACCGATGAAACAAACTCCACCTATTCTCATTCCGTGATATAGACCTTCGCTTACAAATTTAGCTGCTGCAACGTGATCATTCTTTACAAGATGCTTTTCTAGAATCGCTCCGCCAATTGTAGTTACTCCCAAAGCTCCTAATGAAATAAATGTAGTTAACATATAAAACTCCCCTTTATAAACAGAATTTAAAATCCTTATGACACGTAGGCTTATCACCCCAATACCTTGGTAGTGTTACTTTGATTGCTAACTTGATAGCTGCTTTGATAGTACAAATACTAGTTACCTTGATAAAGCATATTGTGGATGGCTTGTACAATATTCAAACTTTCGTGAAGTTTAAAAAGTTTAATTTTGGTACAGACTTGTTACCAATTAAGAAAGTAAGGGAGAGAAAAAAGATGTTCGGACTAGGAAAACCACGTTCACGTTTTGGTAAATTTCTCGATAAAAATGGTCTTTCACAACAAGACATAGTGAAGGAAAGTGGGGTTAACAGAGGGACGATCAGTAGAATATGCCAGGGAGATGCCTTTCAACCGTCATTGAAAAACGGTAATAAGATTATTAGAGCCTTGAAAAAACTAACGGGGAGAAATGTGGATTACAATGATTTTTGGATGTAAATAAAAAAAGCCGCCCAACAGGACGGCTCTTATTTTTGTTAATCAAACTATTCTTTTGTAAGAAATCACTTCCCACATATAGAAATCCATTTTTGTTATTGAGTTCATAAATTATGACTAAATGAATATCGAAAATTCCGATATATCCATTTACTCTGAAAATTAAATACTGTAATATAATAGATGTAATAATTTTACATAGGGAAAGGGATGAAAAATATGTTAAAGAAAATTAAGAAGTTTATAGTTGTTGCTGCTGCAGCTGTTATGTTATCTGTTGGCTTTGCAACAGTTGCACCAAAAGAAGCATCGGCTCATTGGGCAGATAACAAAATGAATTGGGCTATGAGAAAAGGGATTATCACTGCTTATATGCCGGATAACCTAGCTACTCGACAAGATATGTGGTTAATGATCATTCGTTATAGATATGGAGCATCAGGTCCTATGAATTTTGAAAGTGCGCGTCATGATGTAATAAGACTTGGCATCTCAGACGGATCACGTGGAACCAATTGGATCACGCGTAGCGAAGCTGCTGCAATGGTATCACAAATAAAATATAATAGTTTATGGAGTCCTACAGCTGGATTCTATGACTCAGACCAGCGAGCGAAGAAACTAGGTATCTATGATGGCACTCGTGGAAATGACTTTGCAACAAGAGCTGAAGTTGTGACTATGCTTTATAATTTATAGGTAAAATACAAAAATAGAACTAGAAAAAGGGAGCTACTCATAGAGTATCTCCCTTTTTCTTATTATTTCACATACACATAGGCTTCATTTGCTGCTACACAGTATGTTTACTTCACTTCATACCACCAGCCTTTCATAGCGTTTAATTGAATTCCATTTTTGTTATTGAGTTCATAAATTATGACTAAATGAATATCGAAAATTCCAATATATCCATTTACTCTGAAAATTAAATACTGTAATATAATAGATGTAATAATTTTACACAGGGAAGGAATGGGAAAGATGTTAAAAAAACTCAAAAAAATTATGGTAGTTGTTGCTGCAGCTGTTATGTTATCTGTAGGTTTCGCAACTGTCGCTCCTAAAGAAGCATCAGCACATTGGGCGGATAACCAAATGAATTGGGCCATGAAAAAAGGGATTATCACATCTTATAACCCGGACGGCCTAGCAACCCGACAAGACATGTGGTTAATGATGACCCGTGACATACATGGATGGTCCGGGGATTTCGGCTATGATTACGCACGATATTTTTTAATGGAGATGCATGTAACAGATGGAACTCGTGGAAGTAACTGGATTACACGTAGTGAGGCTGCTGCAATGATATTAGCCAAAAAAGGTATAAAGTTATGGAGCCCTGAAGAGGGATTCTATTACTCTGACCAACGTGCAAGACAGTTAGGTATCTTTGATGGTACACGTGGAAGTAACTTTGCAACAAGAGCTGAGGTTGTATCTATGATTTATAACGGATCTTAAATAATAAAAGCCGCCCAACAGGACGGCTCTTATTTTTATTTCACGTATACATACGATTCCCTTTCTATTATGGAATTTAGATGAAATTAAACATTTACACTTTGTAGAATTATCTGTAAAATAATATTGTAATAATTTTACATAGGGGAAGGGATAGAAATTATGTTAAAGAAACTCAAAAAGTTTATGATTGTTGCTGCTGCAGCTATTATGTTATCTGTAGGTTTCGCAACAACTGCACCAAATGAAGCTCATGCTGCACATTGGGCAGACGACCATATGAATTGGGCTATGAGAAATGGGTATATCACAGCTGATTTAAGGGATAGCTATGCAACTCGACAAGACACATGGCTAATCATGACTCGCGTAATACTTGAGCGTGGGGGCTTAGATTTTAACTACGGACGCTCTTTCGTTTTAAACCATGGTATCTCTGACGGCACACGCGGGACTAACTGGGTAACTCGTCAAGAAGTTGCCGCAATGATATATAACTACGGCCACTCAGACCGTCCTGGATTCGCAGCAACAAATGCGTATGCAGTTAAATGGCATATTTTTGATGGAACCCGACCAACTGACCCAGCAACAAGAGCTGAAGTTGTGACTATGCTGCATACAGCAAAAGCGTTTTGGATGCTGGATTATTAATGGAAGCAATGAACTAAAAAAAGACCGTCCTATAAAGGACGGCTTTTGTTTTTACCTTTCAAATTTCACATATTCACCTGAAACCCATTGATTTCCGCCAACATTATACCAACCATCTTTACATCCCCAAGACTGATATCTTTCACTTTGGTACACGTTTTTAACGATGCCATAGTTAGTTCCTGGACCAGTACGAACTCGCAACACGTCTGCTGTAATAGTCACTACACCTACATCATCGTTTGATGACTGCGAAGTTGCTGGTGCATTTCCTCCAGTATAACGAATGTATGATGAATCATTATACACCCACTGATCTCTACCAAGGTTTAACCATCCGTTTGATTCCCCAAATACTTGATAGGATTCCCCTTTAACCAATTGACGAATAACCTCGTATCCAGTACCAGGCCCTTTGCGTAAATTCACATTATTACCGTTAATATATGCAATACCTGTCCCACTAGTTGAAGGTGGAATAGGAGTTGGAGCTACGTTATTTCCACCTCCGTTGCATGCATTTTGTACCCTTTCTATAAATCTATTCCATCGTCCTTCTGCTAACATGCGATGAGGACAGTACTTCCCATTCCATGATTGGTGTGTACGGACTTTATTAATTGGAATATTGTACTGTTTCATTAGTTGAGCTACAACGATAGCTGCATTGTCTTCCGCTTTATAATATCTATCTCCACCGTTTAAAGAGTAGCAAATTTCAACCCCGATAGATTTACGATTACCATTCCCACCACCATCACCACAATGCCAAGCATTACGCTCTAAAGGAATTCCTTGTACCGCTTCTTTATCATCTACTGCAATATGAAACGATACTTGATTGTCATTACGAATCATATAAGCCACTTCGTTTTCTGCTGTAGCATCGTTGTAAGTATTGTGGACTGTAATAAATTCTGGATTCATCGTATAAGGACACTTTGTACCATATTTACTTGAGTCAACTAACTTCTTTCTGATTTCCATTATTCAACATCTCCTTTTTTCTCTTCTTGTTTTTGTTTTCCACCCAAAATTTCAACTGCATTCGTTAGTGCTGAAGGTAACGGAATTCCCATACGTCCCGCATTTTCTAAAAGTGACAACAACTCATTTCCGATAAAGAAAAAGATTGTAGCTTCACGAATAGCACTATTTGTCCCTATAGCTGCATCAGCTTGGGTAGCAGCTCCAACCAAAAGAAAAAGCACCACCTTTTTGGCGATGCCTTTGAATCCTACTTTACTTTTTAATTCTCCGTTAAACCCTGCTGCAATAACACCTGTTATATAGTCGATTGCTGCCATGACAACTAGAACTTTCAATGTTGTATCCCACCCTCCTAAAAAGTACCCACAAAAGGCACCAAATGTAGCTACAAATGTTTTTATTAATACATCAATACGATCCATCTTTTCACTCCTTTTCTAATAATAAAAAAGACCAGCTTATGGCTGCTCTGGTTTCTTATTTATTAATTGTTGTAGTAATAATTCTTCTAGCCTTGCGATTCTGTCCTCTTGCGCTTGAATCGATACTGCTTGTACTTCAAGCTTCTCGGCTTGAGTCTTAACAGTTTCCTCTAAAACTAGATGCTTCTTGTAGACTTTTTGAGTGCCAGCAATACCTATAGTCGATAATCTATAAGCTGATACCGTCTTTCTATCAGGAGAAGCTAAACAATCTGGCATGTCATCTGCAATGAATCCATATTCTAATTGGATATCCTTAGTAGTTATTGGCGTCTTAACTCCAGACTTCTGAGCTTCTTCCCTCATGTTGTACAGCTTCTCTATCTCAGTCTTGAAGTAGTACTGTTTAGGCTGTAGCTCCATCATTACAGAGAGTGCATCAACTTCAATGTCTTTAATGCCTGTCTTCTTTGCTCTCTCAGATGTCCAATCTATGTTGTTAATGTAAGCTTTATCACAGTGGATATTCTGAAGATCTACACCATTAGCGTTCTTAAATTCAACTCCATACTTTGTATAGTTAGGGTGATTAGGGACACGCAACAATAAGTTAGGTCCGATGTGTAAATCTACATCACCAATATCTCCAGCAGTTACGCGTTTGTCCTCTAAGAACATAGAGCGACTACCATAAGGGAACTCACTTCTTCCATTCCAAAAGTCCCACACACCAGTACCAGAAGTAAGTTGTACTTCACCACCAGAAGATAAGTCCATACTACTCTTACCGAATAATGTCATAGCCCCTTCTCTGGCCATAATCTCCATAGATCCAGTAGAGAGGAAATTGATCTCTGACTTAGTATTGATACTTGTGTCACCGTTACGAGATTTAGCGATACCAATTCTAGCAGAAGCAGTCTGAAAATTATTCCAATCTGGAGTCTTGTGCTCAAGTATTAGAGATCCCTCTACTGCTACGTTATTAGCGTTATCATAATTGTTTCCTAACATGATAGCTGTACGTACTACTTGTCCACTTTGACCAAGGTTAGGCATGAATCCAAAATAGCCCCGTGACCTGTCAGTAGGAACATTATTAATCAACTTAGTCTCCTTGAGAGTAATATTCTGCCCTTCCATGTGGACCCAGTACGGATTTACTGCCGTATTCTTAGTAGTAATAATTACACCATCTAAGCGTCCAGACTGAATAGAATCAGCTGTAACAGCCCCTTTAAGGTTAATCTTAGATGCCATAATTTGAACAGATTGAGCAGTTTGGTTGATGCTTGATGCAATGTCTCCAGATTTAACTCGTAAGTTTATCTCATCTGCTTGCGTCTTGATTTCAGCCTCATGACGGACAACCATTGCTTTATCACCAAACGTTTCATCTGCTTCTGTACGAGTGTAAACCTCTTCAGTCTTAGCTCGTAGGCTAATCTCACTAGTATTTTGATTGAGCTGAGTCTCCATAGTTGTAACCTTTTGGTTATACTCTGAAGTGGCTACTTTCTTGCCTATCTCACGGACCATTGCGTTATAGTCTCCCATGTCTTTCGTGTTAGGGATAAATACGCTTTTAGTTGTCCCTTTTTGGAACATAGGGTTACTCATGTATATAGATCCATTACGCCTTACACCACAAGTTATCTGTAGATGAGTTACCGCTATTTTCATAGCAGGAAGAGTAACAACAAACTCTTTCCATACACCGTTTTCGATTACCTCGTTAATGTTAGAACCTACAGCCCCTACTAGGTTAGGACCATTCCAAGCTTTAATCTCTGCATAGAGACCGTCATCTATGGAATTTTTATTTGTAGTGTAAACCATAGCCCTATATGTGTAGTCACTATTGATATCTACATCGCCTATAACTTGGTTGATACCTGTCCAGGATTTATCCTCCTGGAAGCCAGCACAATAGATATTGATTGAGTTTTCTCCACCGTATTTAGGTTGTACAACTGGCTCGAATTTCCCTTTAGAAGTGTCAACCGTATATGTTCCCCACTTATCAATAGCAGGTAAGTCTTGAATAGGGTCACCGTATTGATTTATCTCTTTCCACCTAAAGGGAGCATTTAATATAAGGTTTGGCTCTCCTAGAGTTCCTACGTAGTCCTGCATCTGCTTCTCAGATACTTTCAAGTTAATCTGATTGTTTAGTTGTGTGATAGATGACTTGTTATCTTGGATAAGCTCTCCGTGTTCCCCTTGAGTTTGCGCCATAGTGCTAACATTCGTGCGGATGCTGTCAACTGACTGCTCAATCTCAGAATTTTTCGTATTGAATGTCTCTGTTAGGTCTCCAATTGCGCCTTCTGTAGCAGTTATCTTCGCAGTATTATTATCTACAGTTTGCTTAATCTCATTAGATTTATCAATAACAGTAGATAGATCCTCGTGAGCAGGTCTCCAGGAGTAAACCTTATCCCCTAAAGTCATCTGAGGAGATGATTGCTGATACCACTGGTCACCACTTAAGCCTTCCCATATTTCAACTCGTAGCCAGTCTTCAGTGTTCCATCCTTCAACGTTCATCATTTGAGCGGATACAGTGAAGCTTACATTTGAGCGACCCCACTCAGAAGTAACTGGAATCATTTCAGTTCCTGTTTTTTCTCCTGTAAAGTAGAAACTATGACGCTTTTCTCCTGGAGGAAGGTTTTTTATCCGAGTGTAAATCGAATAGTTGATAACGTCGCCTTCTTTTACAGCTTTACGTCTAACTAGGTCCCCAAAGTTATAAGCAAGTCCTTGCCATGCGCTCTGAGTTTCTGCTACAGCATTCCCCATGAAAGTATCCTCTGCGATACGAACTACATTGGCATCCTTTAACCACCACCTATTGTCAATTGAGGGTTTTGTTAAAGCTCCTTCAAATGTCCCTGCATCCTTCATCAAGTTGTTGACATCAGAGTTGATACCTTTAACAGTTGTCTCGATGCTAGTGATCTTCTGAGAGTTCTCATCTACTGTTTGCTTGACCTCATTCGTTTTCTTTACTACTTCTTGCTGTGATACCTGTATGGGACTCCATGTAGTTGCAAAATCTCCCTGTTCCATCTTAAGCCTACGGAACCATATCTTCTTATTTTGGCTTTCTGCTCTAGCATCAAACCTGATACGTGCCATCCATCCACTAGTGCTAGGGTCCAGTTTGAATGTCGTACTTCCACGCTTCCAATCTGTAGTAGTCGGGACAAACTCGCTCTTAGCTACCGACCAACCACCGCCTATGTTTTGGAATATCAATATCTCTACATAGGGACACTCTGAAGAGATATCATAAGAGAATGTAATAGGCTCTGCAATGTTTAAACCTCTATTGGTACCTGCAATGTAATCACCTATTTGATAGAAAGCATCATTCCAGTTCTCACATGTCATCGTTAAGTAGTCGCCTTCAAATTTATAAGGAGCATTATTGAAGTGATACGGCAACCCATCATTACCAAAGATAAACTTAGGATATTCGAGGTTTGCTGAAGACTCATACAAGAAGTTCTCATTGCTTACACTCTTCTTAAGTGACGTGATAGTTGCCTTATTCTCATCAACGTTCTGGATAATCTCATTAGTTTTCTTTTCAAAATCTCCAGTAGATACTACTTCACTTACAGGAGGAATCCAATCTGTAATAGGTTGATTACCTTTTGTTATTTGGAAGAATTTCACGTAAGAGTTCTCATTTGTACTTACTAACAGCTCTGAGAACAAGAAAGGCGTAAAGTGGGTAGGCTCACCGTCTGCAGTTAATATTCTAACAGCTACGTACGTCCACTCATTAGCTTTAATTTCACCTATAGGAGTTACGATAGTTTTCTCTTTAGCTGTATGAAGATTTGTTCCCTGTGCGGTCCAACTATGAAGAGGGTCATTAAATCCTGCCCAGTGATCCACAGGAAGTTTTATCATTGCTGAATATATATACTCAGTGTTCGGCTCTAATTGGTAACTCTTAGAGTGACGAACCGTTCCTTTAATGCGTAGCACTTGTTCACCATCTAAAGTTACTGCTTCAATCTCAGCGTTTGGGTTATTCGGAATCCATAAGTTTCCATCTTTGAAGGCGCCACTGTTTTCTATTAAGTTAGTGCGACCGATCTTCATATTCTTGAAGTTGCCTTCTACCTTGGTAATCTTCTGAGAGTTTTCCTCTGAAGTCTGCTTTACTTCATTTACAGTACTAGTAACAGTTGTAACATCATCAGATACCTTCTTCAGCTCATCCTTTGTAGCAGTTAACGTAAGAGCTTCAGCCGTCTGTTCATACTTAGTATTCATATCAGTGAAGGCTTCTATGTTTGCTTGCTTGTCAGTCTCATAGATTTGTTTCCCCACTAAGTTTTCATCTATATAGTCCTTTGTGTAGACGTTATCAGTGTTAGCCTTCTTAGATAGCTCACCGTCAAGCCATGTCTGATCGACTTTCTTGTTTATCTCAATAGCTTGGTCACTTACTTCCTGCTGAGTTTCCGTCACTTCCCTCTGCAGGTCATTGACTTTATTAATTAGCTCCTGCAGTTCTAAATCTTGAGCAGATGTATCTGGAACGATACGCTCCCAGTTTCCATTACCTCTATAGATTTTAAGAATCTTATTAGCGGGGTCACTTGAGTCAAGCCATAAAGTTTTATTCACTTCTAACTTGTGAGGTGGCTCAGTAGGTGCAGTAGGTTGCTCAATGATAGTAGTCTGATAATTGCGTAAATCTTCCATTACTTGGTCGGCAATATCCTTAGATGCTTTGGCTTCTTTCTCAGCTTGATCTGCTTTCTTCTTAGCTTCCTCAGAAGTTAACTCCGTATTACCTACACGGTTAGTTAGCTCATCGAATAGCTCTTTTGGGACCTTATCTTGTAAACTAGAAAGAATCTTTTGGTACAAGCGACGTAACTCATCATTTTGATCAACAATTTCACGATAATCACCAAACACATATTTATCTTGTGTAGGGTCTTTAAATGATTCATCACCAGCAATAGCACGAGCTTCAAGATATAACTTAGGGGTAAAACCTGTATCTATAATTCGGATTGTATCCCCTTCATTGATTAATTCATGTGCTAATCCGAATACCTGTCCTATACTTTGAGCTTGAACCTCATAAGAAACTGAGGTATTCACAAGTTTATTCATTTCCGTTTTCATCAGAGTCATAAGTCTCTGTGGAGACATATCCTGGTCTTCTGTTTGTGGAGTATAGAAAGCAAATTTATGTTTTCCTTTTTCATTCCACCGCTGAAAAGCTGCATCATCCACAAGATAGGGAACACCATTATTTATTTCTGAGATCGTAATGAATTCTCCATTTTCTTTTTGAACGTAACCTAATAAGGCGGTACAAATATTTTGTGAGTTCTCAATACGTTTAATCCCCAACAAATCTTTACCGACCGTTATTTCTTTTCTTGTATCTCGTCCTCTTCTCTTAACCATATCCACATAACGAACAACGATTTGAGAACCCACAACTTCAGCGCGGTATTGAATTTCCACCTCAAATGAAGCCGCAATCTTTTTTGATAAATCCAATGGATCAGTAAATTCTTCAATTACCATTGAATGCGCTCCATCATGTTCTATTTTACCTATTTCACATTTCGTACCTTTGAGGGCTATTTCCATACATTGTTTCAATGTTTTACTTTCAATTTTTTGTGGTTCGATAATCCCTGCTTTAGCAAGTTGAATCCATTCACCTGATGCATAAACTGTTAATGACCTATCATCAGAATTTTTTTCCACTTCTGTAATGACATAAGGAACGATTCTACCACCACTTACTTCTTTTAACACTAAATTTTGTTGCACAAGCATTGCTGCATGATCTGTATTCTCAAACACCTTAAATTCTAAGGTGTCGATATTATTTTTAATTTCCCAATGTCGTTTGTCATTCCAATAATCTTTGGGTTGTATAGCTGAAACGATTTGACTTGTTTTAAAATCAACAACATGTAAGTCTCCACTTGGTGTCCTCATCTAAATCGCTCCCTATACGTTAATTCCGCTATTCCTACATTAGCTGGTCGTATTATTACTACATTTTGCCCTCGCTTTATAACAGGGAGTGAACTGAATATATCTTTTAATGCAATTGCATTTGTACCGTTTATTGTTACTAATGATTTTTCTGTATCTATCTGTATTTTGTCTCCTATATCAAAAATATAAGGAGTCTCGTCTATTGTTAAAGTATTAATCTTCCAAAACTTAACATCTTCAATAAACGCGACATCAACTGGCGGATTTGTACCATAAGCAATACACCCTACAGCTATTTTTGCTACTGGTCTAGCTGTCATAGGGTTACTGTCAGAATTGTCTCGCCATGTACGAACAAAACTAGCATCATCTATTTCAGTGTTCTTACGATATTTAGCAAAATAGAAGCTCCATTCTTTCCCCCTGCGAGCTACTGAAACGTGTCCTCTAAAATCGTTAAATGTATCAGAGTACATGCCCATCTCGTCAGCAATCCACTTTCTAGAACTTCCTGGATCGATAATTGCTTGTACTGTTGTCATTTCATGACTCATATATTCATCAGCCATTGCTAATTCAACTATTACATTGTCATTAGCATCTAAAAGCATTACGACCGTTTTGCCCATTCTGTTCCAGTGTTCAGACTGAAAATTCATTTGTACATCAAGTTTAAAATCTTGAATAACTCCACTTGTATTAGGAATTGTTCTCTTCATAAATGGACCATGCCACTCATCATTCGCTCCCGTTCCATACGAATCAGGTGTAAAAGCGTATCCTTGCCAAACTTTCATAGCCCCTGAACTTTTATAAATTCCTATTTTTCCAGTTATCGCTTCCCAAATGGTTAAATTAGTCATTTCGTCCCATATGAGACGATCATTTTGTTTCACAACACGAGTTTTTACCCCTGTGGGATAACCAATCCTAAAGTATTCATCATCATTCCATACATCGAGATAAGGACTCTGTGCGCCCACCTTTATATCAATAATCGGATTTGACTCTACAGAACCTTTGTTAAGAAAACTAGTCTTTAAGTCACCATTTGCAATAGCCAAGGTTTTCTTTTGTACAGGACCTAACTTATATGGCATTGGGCAAATAAATTTTAAAGTACCTTTTCCTAGACTCACAAAATCATCAACATTAAAATCTTCATCAATAACAGCTATATATGTTCTATCTGGTTTTGTGTCAAAAGTTAGCTCAACTGCTTCTTCTGTAATTAACCAAGCTGCTATTTCTTCTTTTAACGTTTCTAAATCTGTTCCATCTGGAACGATAATTCCCACAGGGACAGGAAGTGGACGAGGATCTGTTTCCGTTCCTAATAATCTTGCACCTGGATATCCAGGTGTTTTTAAAAAATTTCGTTTTAGAGGTGCCCATGTTGGTGGACTCCATCCTTTTTCTATTTGGATGTATTCTTTCCGTTCGTTATTAAATGTAAAAGTGCTCATCTTGACATCTCATTTCTTAATAAAATAAAAGAAACCCAAACCTAAAAGTCTGAGTTTCTTTTCGCTTCTCTATCTTGATACTCGGTTGTATATCGATAAGTACCCCGTGCAACTTCTCTTCCTTCTAAAAATACAGGTACTTCAATTGCTAGTCCACCACCTGGGACTGCAAATTCACCATTTACACCTTGTCCTTGATATAATCCGTTAGCTTGTAATCCTATATTGCCAACATTAACTGTCGGCACCGCTGCTTCGCTCATTGCTTGAGATGCGCGGTTTATTATTCCAATTGAATTTTCCATACCAATCGCAAGACCAGCTCCAATATGCTTACCTACTTGGTCTCTCATTAATCTTGATGGACTGTGAATATCAAAGAATCCAGTAAAACCATCTAGAATACTATTCCCAATAGATTTCACTTTATCTACTACTTTTCCAGCCATACTACCGAGGCCATCAATTAAACCACTTATTATATTTTTACCGATTTTAAAGAGATCGATTTCCCTTAATGTATCTACGATTTTAGGTACAATGTCTGTTACGATTGTAGACCCTAGTTGTCCAACCATACTTACAATCCCTTTTATTAAAGCCCAGATTAATTGAACACCCGCTTCAAGGATTTTAGGTAAATTCTTAATTAATTCTCCTGCCAAAGTGACAATAAGCTTTAGTGCTGCGGCTATTAATTGCGGTAACACTTGTACAATACCCACAATTAACATAAGCAAAATTTTGATACCAGCTTCAAGTATCTTTGGCAAGTTAGCGATTAATGTGGAGGCTATTTTAACAATTAAATCTAAGGCTGCATTAATAAGTTGCGGTAAGACTTTTACAATCCCATCGATAATAGCCATTAGAATTTTTATACCGGATTCAATTATTTTGGGTAAGTTTGCTAGTAATGTATCTACTATTTTCGTTATAAGATTTATTGCTAAATCTATTAATTGCGGTAGCATTTTAATGATTCCATCTATTAAGCTAATTAAAACTTTAACACCAGCTTCAATAATCTTTGGTAGATTTGATGTAATTGCTTCAATCAAAGTTGTAATGACTGTAATAATCGCTAAAGCGATCATAGGTAAAGCTTGTGTAATACCTGTGATTAACGAAACTAATAAATTTATTCCTATTTCAATTAACTGAGGTAAAAACGACATAATCCCATTAATAATGGTTTCAATAATCGTTACAGCTATTGGAATTAATTGCGGAATCATCTGCATAATTCCATTAATTAAAGTCATAATCAATTGAAGCCCTGTCTCTATAAGTGTAGGTAAGACTTGTACAATTCCAGAGATCAATGTTTGAATAATTTGTATTCCAGTTTGAACAATCATAGGAAGATACGTAACAATCATTTGTGAAATTGTATTTATAATCCCTACTATCGCTTCAAGGATGATTGGAGCCGCTACGACTAATCCGTTCACAAGACTTGAAATCATTTGCGATCCAGCCTCTAGAAATTGCGGTAAAGCTGTTGTCACGAAATTAGCTATGTTATTAAAAATATTAGTGATCGTTTCAATAATAATTCCTGAGTTTGCATTCAGATACTCTGCTATTGCTGGTAAATAACGAGATACAGAGACGAGAACGCCAGGAAGTCCACCGATAATCGCACCTGCTATAGATGGACCGATTGTCTTGAAAATCCCTCCTAATTGGCTAAAGTCTCCCGAAAAAACAGCTTTTACTGCATCAAAAAGATGAAGACATGCTTCACGTATTTTACTAACTGCTAACCCTATTATTTCAGCTGCATCTTGGAATCCTTTTGGTAAATGGGTAATCCAATCATTTAAGTGATCGCCATCTGCGGCCGTCCAAAATAAGTATTTACCTAATGACACTAATATATCTATAAAACTTTGTATCCCACTTATCACACCAGTAATACTATTCTTAAATCCTTCATTTGTCTGCCATAAATGCCGCATCCAAATGATTAATCCAGTAATAGCTGCGGTGGCGGCTATAAATCCACCAACTACTAATGCTACTGGACCAGCGACAGCCCCAATACTTACACCTGCTATTCCAGCTATACTGGATAAGGTAACAAATACCGGGGCTAACGCCATGCAAGCTCCGATTAGAATTCCAATAGCAACAGCAATCGTTGTTAATGCGGCTGCTAATGCTGGATGCGCTGAAACCCAACTTGCAAAGGCACCAATTATATTAGCTATTACACCCAAAAGTGGTTCGAGTGCCATTTTCAAATCACCCATTGCCTTTTGAAACTTTACAGCTGGGCTTGCATCCATCTTCTTTATCATTTCGTTTAATTGCTCTTGACTCACATTCAAATCAACAACTTTATCTTTTGCGCCTAATAACGTATTTATAATATTTTGCCCTTGATCTTCATACATTGTCTTTTTGTTATCGTAAAGGCTTTTTATCCTCTACCTCTTGCACTTCATATTAATGCAAGTTCGGCATACGTTTTCACTAAATAGTGTCGCGGTCTCGTGGAGGGATTATATCTTTTCACCCTCTATGCTCTGCCCCTGACTATACTTTGTATAGCCTTCGGTTCAAATTAGGATTCGCACCCTCTTTGCTTTATACCGCAATTTTACTTCGGCACAATTTATCATCTACCGAAAATTTGAGCACCAATTAGATTTTTCTTTGTTGCATCGTCTACACCATCTAAAGCTTGTGCGATTTCCACCATAGCTTGTGAACCGCCTTTACCACCTTCAGCTACAGCTTTACCCCATTTCTGCATTTGGTCAGCAGAAATCTTTGTTCCTTCAAGTAAATCTTTGAGAGCTTTAGGAACTTCATTACCAAATTCAGCTACTCGAATACGCCCTTCTTTCAAACCGTCTAACAGGTTATCAATATTCCAAGTACCAGTTTCAACACCGGCTGCCATAATAGCTTGCACTTCTTCTGCTGTATACCCAGCTCTTGTTAGTTGTCCACCGTATTCAGCAATAATATCTAATTGCTCAGGTGGGAATCCCATTTTTAATAAAGCGTTTGTTAAAGCTAAAGCACTATCATTAGTTACTCCTAATTCATTACCGATTTCATTTGTTTCTTGAATTAATTCGGTAAAGTCTATACCTGCATAAGAAGTTGCTATAGCTGATGCACCTTTTACAATAGCTGTATTCGCTTCGTCGCTCACATTTTTATTTAAAGCCCATTGTCTACGTGTTCCTTCAAGTGCTTCCTCCACATCAACGCCATAAGCTTCAATTCCTCGAACGGCTTGTTCAACGGATTTCTTTGAAGAAGGCGGAACTTCAAACGTTACATCGATTTTGGTTTTTAATTTAGAAGTATCAAGTGCTTTTTCAATTGTCCCTTGAATACCACCAACCGCCATCGCTCCACCTAACATATTTTCTAAACCAATATCTAATTCTTTAAAACTTTTACCTGCTCTTTCAGCTTCTCGTGAAAGGTCTCTCAAATCATTTCGAACTTGTTGTATTGAATTACCGTCGTCTACAGATCTAAGAGCACGTTGTAACTTCTCAATATCAGCTTCTGCCCCTAAAGCTTCACGACCAATAAGCCCAATCGCTTGATCTAACTGTCTGCTTGTAGCCGTGCCACTTTTAATTGCATTCACAAGACGATTTCCTAACGCCCCTGCAAAATCATCAACACTTTTCCCTGTAGCTCTAAATAATGTTTCTAATTGTCTTGTTGAACTTGCTACACTGTCTTGTTCAGCCTTCATGTTTCCGAGTTTATTTTTCAGACCATTAAGCGATCCTTCTGTAAATTCAATTTCACGTCTAAAAGCGCGGTATTGTTCTTCGGAAATTTTCCCGTTTTGGAATTGAGCTTGAACTTGCTGCTCTGCCGCTTTCAATTTGTCTAGCTTTTGTGTTGTATTTTCAATTGCTTGTGTAAGTAGTTGCTGTTTTTGAGCTAACGCTTCTACATTGCCTGGATTAAATTTTAAAAGGCGCTCAACATCTTTTAATTCTTGAGTCAAATCATTACTACGTTTATTGACATCTTTTAAAGCATTTTGCAACGGTTCAGTATTACCACCGATTTCAATAGTAATCCCTTTAATTCTACCTGCCATTTTCTCACCTCTCTTTCTTAGAATTTGTTAAAGTCGTTTTGAGTTGCTTTACGAGTTTTTTCTTGTGGTGACTTCTGCATTTCTAAATATTCATCAATATAATCAAGACACATACCAATTGTCATATCCTCTAAATCAGCTTTTGTGAGTTTGCACTTATAACACAAAACAAGGAACGTTTCAGTTGTGAATACATCACCCTGATCCGCTCCTTGTTGACTATTATTATTGCCGTCTACAACTTTTTTTTAGATTGAATTGTGGAAGCTATCATATCTTGAATATCTTCTAAGATTTCAATGATTGGAAATTCATCAAATGAATCTAACCACACCATAGGCTCCGGTATGTCTTTATCTGCTGTTTTCGCCATTGTCCAAACTAGATTATAGAATACCTCGAAATCTACACTATCTAACTTACTTGGATCTAAATTTTCCATATCGATTTTCCCAAGTGGCGCTAACTTAAGAAGCTGTGCGAAATAATCTTTTCCAAATTGTGCTTTAAATCGGACTGGCGTTCCTCCTGTGCTTTTCAAACGAACGTCTTTACCATCTACAACAATTGTTTTTTCCATCTAATTACGCTCCTTTTGGTGCTGCTGGTGTTTTTACATATACTTTTTTGTACCAGTCGTTATAAATTGCTGGTGTTGTTTTAGCAGTCGTTTTCGTTTTAACCATTGGTCTCCCACCAGGTGCTAAAACAATTGGACTAGAAACAAATTTCAATTCATTTGTATTCGGTTCAGCTGAGTTTGTCTTTGTTTTAGATGCAATTGTCGGACGACTTGCTGAACAGTTATACATAACATGACGGGTTGCGTTCACATCACCATCAAACTCAAATAATAATGCGAATGGTTTCCCTTTTGCATCAGCCAATTCATTTAATACGCCATCCGTTTCGTCTAACTCCTCACCAAGTGCATCAATAGCAAATTGCTCCGGAATAGTCGCAATGGATAGCGTCCCGTCATAACCCTGGTTATTACTTGCCGCATAATAAAGCATGTCATCTGCATAGAATTCAATTAAATCACCGCGTGGCTCAAAAGTTAGTTCAACTCCACCAGGTAATGGAATTGGCGTCCCGAATGTAACTAAGAAATCCTTAATATCTAGTGGCACATAATGTACATTTTTCAAACCGAATGTTACCTTGTTTTCATTCATTTATATCAACCTCGTTTCGTATGTTTTTTGAAATAGTTTTTCAGTTTCAATAAACGTCCCATACGAGTCATAAGGAATCTCATGATCGTCTAGGACTTTTTCAAGTTTTGCTTCTGCAACTAAATCTTTTTTAGTTGTGTAAAGTTCAATATTTGCATCGTCTATCTTGTGATAAACCTTGTTATCAGCCATTAAATTTGCTGATCCATCCACAAGAAAACAAATATAAGGTGGTGCTGGCACTGGATTGGTTGGCGTTGCTGCGAAATGCGAATAAGCCACAGGATAACCTGTAGCATCAAGGATTTTCTTTAATTCACCTAATGTCATTGTTGAATCGCCCTTTCGACACGTTCAATTAGTTCATTTATTGCTTTTTCTTCTGCCGGAGCAATGTGAACCTTAGCTGCTACACGGCCGCCATTTGCTTTAGCATGTCCCTTTTCCAATAAATGTGTAAGTTGTGGTTTCAATGCATTATAAACAATGATTGCACTGCCATCCTTCTTTTTCCGCCAACCTTTACCATACTTCCCTGTTTTCTTAGGGCTTTTTTGTTTCAATTCATTCACAAGATCAGTTGCAACTTCTTCTTTAGCAACTTCTAAATCTTCTTCCACTACATTCGAATAGCGTTGCAACTCTCTAGCAATATCATTTGCGAGACTATCGATACTAGCCACCAGCTACCACCTCACAGTACAATTCGATTTTTTCATCTTCACGTTCGTATGTGCGGTATATGTTGTATTCTTTTTCATGGTACTTAACTTCACGTTCTTCTTGGTAATCCAGAACATGGACGATTAAAACACAACTTGCTTTAATGTCACTTTGACCAGCTTGAAAGAATTCTGATTGAGGGACAGATTTCTTTTTACAAAATACTTGTCTATTAAACGTTCTTACTTCCTCTTTTTGCCCTAAATCATCTTCAATGACTGTAACTATTGGGAAGTGTAGAATATCGTTCATTTATAATCACCCGCTAAAGTAAGATGATTCTTAAGCATGTTATACGATAATTGGAATCGCTCTGCTTCCTTAACGTCAGCAATAAAATTAGCTTTCGTATAGGTAATAATTGCGCGCTTAATTAACGGATCTGTATCATCGTTCGATTTGAAACCAGAAACGCCCGATAACTTCAAATCATATCGAGCCGCCTCAATTAAATCTTCAATTTCATCATTTAGGGCATTATGTGAGATACGCAATGCCTTCTTTACCACTTCAAGCATCATGTTTATTCACCAACTATTTCAAGTTCTTTTAACGCTTCTAGTGCTGCTTCTTTTCCTTTAACCTTTTCCCCATTAGGAAGTTCGTAATATCCCCCGCCGACATGGACAATTTCAGGGACAACAGGTTTATAATCACCAAGTGGTTCAGTCTCAAGGAATCCTTCTTTTTGTAGGAATTCTACTCTTTCTTGGTCATCTGTTTTATATGATTCTCCAACACTATAATGCACATAGGAGAACTTATCACGGAACGCTGTGATTACTTTAAATTCTTGCACTTTCTTTTCAGTCATAAAAATACCTCCTTATTTCAAATGAAAAAGCGGCTATTAAACAGTAGCCGCTTTCTTAACACGTAAGAATCCATTTTTTGAAATTACGTTACCACCAGCAAATACCGAACCTCTATGAGCAATCATACCTTGCTTGAATTTGAAGTCAGTTGAACGTTGTACATCCATATCAGAGAAGATAGTAAGTTGGTAGTTTGATAATGGACCATAAGCCATATTGAATTGACCAGCTGTCGTTGCCGCATCAGATACCGCTTTACAAGCACTATTGATAATAAAAGGGACACCATCAATTGTTCCTGAATTGCCATGAGAAACAACGTTGTACACTTTTTTACCATCAGAAGTACGAAGTTTAGCGAATGATTTTAAATCCTTCTTATTCAGAATTAAAACTGCCGCATCTTCAACATCTTCATCTCCACCATAGCTATAGATAATGTCATCTAGAGTGGAAGCATCAATTTTTGAGATTTCTAAATCTGTTGCTGCATCGATTGCTTTAGCTGCTGTCGAAAAAATACCAACAAGTCGATTAGTTGCACCTGTACCAATTAAAATTTCACGAGTTAACTTTTTACGAGTGGATACAGTGATACCTTTCATTACTTCACCGTCGTAATCAGCTGCTGGTAACTTTTGAAGCTCTTCTGTGTCTTCTGAATAAGCTGTAACCTTTGCCTTTGTGATGTCTGCATATCCAAACTTTGTCTCGGCATTAGCATAATCACTACCTTCAGTTGTATAATCGCCTTCACCATAGCTTTCGAGGTATGGTTGTTGGTAGCTTTCTCCACCTTTTAATGTTTTTGTAGATACACGATCAATCAGAGTAGAAACTTCATTAAATGTAGGTCGAATATCTGAAGCACTATGTTTTGGCAGTACTACATTTCCACTTCCTACAGTCACAGCACGGTTTTCCATTAATGCTTGTCCACGCTTTTCTGAAGCTTCTAACTCCACATCTTGTTGCTGTGGCTCATTGTTAAATGTTTCAACTACTGTACGTGTTTCTGGTTCAGCATTATTATTAATAACTTCCGCTTCTTTCAGTAAACGCTGACGAGTTTCGATTCTCATTTGTTCTTCGCTTAGTTCGCGTAATTCAGTTTCTAATGCTACTAAATCTACTTCTCCAGTACCTTCTAATGCTGTGCGGATTTCCGCTTTACGTTGTAAGATTTCTTGTAAACGATTCATATATCATTCTCCTCTATAAGTAAGTTTTTAAGATTAATTTTTTACGTAATTCTTCTTTCTGTTTTCTTTCTTCATGATGTTTATATGGATCGTAACCCCTCGCGCTAACTTCCGAATCAGGATAAGCAGGAAAGGCTACTGCGCTAACCTCAAATAACTTAGCTTTAGTTACTGTTCGCAACATTAAGTCATCATCAGGTTCATCTATTTCCTCAGTGATCATACTAAAACCAAAGCTAACACCATCGACATCGCCACGCTTAATCGTTTCATAGGTGTCATTTCCAAGTGTCGTTTTCGGCAATGTCAATTCGAACCTCAACCCAATAGAATCCTCAGCTAATCTCAAAGTGTTGTTCTTTGTTCTACCCAATACTTTAGAAGTATCATGTGCCCATAAAAAACGTTGATCATCCTTTTGCAACGATTCTAAGAATGCACCTTGTCGGAATTGCTCGCGGAATTTTTGATAATAACCCATAACTACTGAATTCTTATCCCACTTCACAGCGTATCCGGATAGCATTTTATTTCCATCTTCATCTTCTCTAATTTCCATTGTTTCCGTTATCAGTTCCCTTTGTTCCGTTTTGTTCATTATTATCACCTCCTTCATCAGTGACTTTTCCTTCTTTAACTAAAGCTGTATCTAATCTTCTAATAGGTTTGTCTCCACCTTCAATTGGACCAAGTGAAAGAATTGCTCTCCATTCATTCGGTGTTAAAGCTCCTCTATCAACCATTTGAACCAAATCCATCTTTGTACTCATAGATGCATACTGAAGAGAAGAAGACTCAAAGATAATCTTGTTGCCAAACCCTCTTTCTCGACGTGAAAAAAGCTTCCTAGTATATTCTCCAGCAAGCTGCATTGCAAAAACCTCTATCTCTGACTCGTAGTAAGCATTCCACTCATCTTCGTTGTATTTACTTTGGATAATTTTTTCGTTTGTATTAAAGAAATTGTAAATACGCTGTACAGTTTCTTGCATTTGTTTTGAATCTGGCACAAAAGCTTCGGGTTTCACTTGTTCTAAGTCATAACGTGGATCGGAAGAAGCTGCACCGCCATCATTTGCGATGTTTAAATAGTTATTAACGAAGTTTTTGACTTGATTATCAATATCTTCTTGCTTCAATACTGATTTAAACTTAAGAATCCACTTTACTACCGCGCTATTCTTAATCGCTTTAACAATGCCTTGATCTGTAGTTGTAATAATCTCCATTAATTGTGCTAATGCATTGCCTGGATGTTCTCCAAAGAAGTCATTATCATTAAAGTCTTTTCGTAAGTGAATTACATCTGTATATGGTATCGTCATTTGCTTTCCATTTTTAAAATAGAACTTTAAAAAGATATCCCCTTGTGCCCCTTCAACAACTTCAACTGTTGTACATGGAATAGGATATATTTCAGTGGCGTAACCAATATCATCACGTTTAATATAAGCAAATGCATTATGATTCAGTTCTAATTGAACAGCCATCTTTTCTTGAAACATTTGCCCTGTCATTAATGGGTTTGGTTCTTCCAACAGGAACTTCATATATGGCTCTGGATTCACTTTAAATTCAGTAGAGTTATCTCGAATGTGTTTCGCTATAAGCTTACCAACCGCATTTGCTTTAGGTCGGATACATGCTCGAATAATATCACTCTGATAAATGTCGCCATTCCATGCAAAAAAGCCTCCACCATTATCGTTTATCATTTCAAAACGAGTTGTGGTTGGGGCTTGTTTCTTACCAAATATCTTATCGAATAATCCCAATATATCACCTCCTTCTTAAATCATGTTGAGGTAGTCATTTCGTTTTTCTTGAAGAACTACATATGCATTTAAAAGTGCTGCTGTACCATCGATACGGCGTCTTTGATTCTTTGTTTTATTCGGTTGTATGTTTAAATTCTTATCTATATCAATCGCTGTATTAGAAAGACACCACTTATCAATTGGATTGTTATTATAGTTCACTAATTTAGATTCTAAGTCGGCACCCAATAGCTTCATTGGACTAGAAAGAGTTTGCTTTCCTTGCGCAACAGGAACCATGGCTTCTTTTCCGAAATAACCTTCCATCTCTTCTACCCAGTAGTTCGCACTCCATCTGTCATAGCCAATCCAAGGGATATAAATTCCACATTCGTCCCGAATTTCTAAGAACCATTCAGTAACAAATTTATAATGAACTGAATTACCTGGTGTAGCCCTTAATAATCCTTGTTCGTGCCATAAATCATACGGAATATCATCTTCTTTACTCCGTTGTTCTAGTAAATCTTCAGGTAACCAGTACATTTGTTTAACATAGATATGTGGATCGTCAGCAACCATAAAAATAACCTTCGCTGCTGTTAAATCGGTAGTTGAAGATAAGTCACAACCACCAATTCCATACGAAGGTTTGAATTCAGTTTCACTATATTTAGCTATATTATTTAATTGTTCAAATGTTAACCAAGCTTCCGTTGATGTTTCACGAATATTAAAGTCCTTTGTAAGTAAATTCTTAACAAGCATAGGATTCGCTTTGGCCTTTTCAACTTTACTTCTAAGTTGATCTTCGTTTTTGATAGTTCCTAATCCTGGATTTGCTTTTTTCCAACACTTTGGGTCTATCCATTCTTCCCTTTTATCAAGTTCATAAATAATAGGAAGAACTCTTTCATCTTTGTAACCTTCTGGGTCGTCATAACCGTTTATAATACGTTCAGCTTCTTCATATTTAATATCAAAAATACCCTCTCGAACCGTACCGGCTGTAGTTGTAATTATTGATATTGGTTGTTCACGAGCCGTCATACCATCAACAATAACGTCATAAAGATTCTTATCTTCAATGGCGTGCAGTTCATCTATTAATGAACAATGCACGTTAAGTCCATCAAGTGTATTTGAATCACTTGAAAGAGGTTTGAAAGAACCATCGTTAAAATCTGAAATCATTTCAGCTACTAACGCACGAATTCTTTTAGAAAGGACTGGTGATTTTTTCACCATTCTCTTTGCTTCAGACCAAATAATTTTAGCCTGGTCTTTTTTAGTTGCTGCCGATACAATTTCAGGTCCTGGTTCATTATCTGCAACCATTAAATAAAGAGCGATTGCCGAACCCCAAGCCGACTTTCCATTTTTCCGGGCAACAATTAACATAAACTCACGGTATTTTCTTATACCATCTATTTTATGAACAAAGCCAAATAAAGCAGCTGTCATAGCTTTTTGCCATAGCTCTAATAAAAATGGTTTTCCACCCATTTTACCTTTACTATGTTTGCAAAAGTTCTCAACAAATTCTATAGCATGATTCGCTCGGTTAGCGTTATATTCCCATTCGATATTCGGGTTATTCAAATCATCAACAAGTTTTTTATAAACTCGTCTTACTTTGTTTGATACAACTTCTTCTCCACTTTCGATTTTGTACCAGTATTCTAGAATTGGATTATAAGATAGTGGGTACTTAATCACGGCCGTTTACAAATTCATCGAACCCATCGCTCTTTTTCTTTGGTTCTGGTGGAATCTTAGGAACATAATCGCCGAGTTGTTTCATGATAGATTGGTAATTTTTATTCATCGATATATAACGCCGAGCTTGTGGACGTTCTCTTTCATATGGATCTTGATTCTCTGATTGTGAGAACATTTCATCATACCCATTCTCGTCAAGATCTTTTCGAATATCTTCTAATCGTACACGCAAGTCTGCCGCTTCAACGATTAACCCCTCCACAACCAAGAGGGTATCTTTTGGCATTTCTTTATATATCCGTTTAAGTCTGTTTATTTCCTTTTTAACTCGGTCTTCTTTTGTTAATTCTTTCTTTATCGCCATCAATAACACCTCACTTCATTTGTATTGGGGTAGGGGGGTCACGCGAAATGACCTGTGTGTTACATGAAGCTCCCCTCTCGGTCCCCCTATGGGCCTTTGATTCATTTTTGATAGGGGGGGATTGGTTCTTTTTGCTCCTGATTCTTTTCTGCTGATAAATTATCAATTAGTTTATTAATTATATTTATATGAGCTTCTTTTTCTTCCTCTGGTTCTGTATCTTCTTGTAGCTCTTCAAATACTTTAAGTACGTCCGATATTTTTTCTTTACTTACATGTCCATCTAGTTCCTTATTATCAATAGCATTAAAGATTATGCTAAGAGCAATAGCTTTCTCTATCTTCGTTAAAGCTACACCTTCATGTTGTTCTTCTGCACACGACTCTTGTTTAACTTCTTTAATAGACTGTACTAGGTTAGCGTTGTATACATTAAGATTAGTTGCTATTGGAACTACTGCATTGCTCTCACTAAATAGAAACACTTTCCCATTAACAACCTCTGACTTACCATCCTTTAAAGTAACTTCATAACTACGTAATGTCATTCCTAATCCCTCCTAATCAAATCACCATTCTCATCAAACATGACACCTTCTACCACTGGACTATTCTTCTCATGATGTTCCCTGTTATGGCAATCCTGGCACAATAGCTCTAGGTTACTGAAGCTCAATGTAATCTCTGGATCTTTAATGTTCTCAGGTGTTATGTAATTCTTATGGTGAACAATCTTCCCTGTTCTCACTGTACATCTCTCACATAATCCATGTCTGAATTTATAATAAGAGTCTCTGCACTTCTTCCATGCTGTTGACTTGTAGAACTTCTTTGCATATTCCTTTGCTATATCACCCACCACCTTCTAAGTAATAGGAAGTAACTCGTCATAACTCCTCCTCGCGGTAATCCCTAAATGATTTTATAGTCATTCCTTTATAAATTCATCAATCGTTTTATCTAACACACTAATAAGCGCTTCTCTTGTTTGCTTTGGTGTCATATCATCGTTCATTTCGTTGTGCAGTGATATTGCTCTTTCTAACTTTTGTGCATCAATGCGTTGTTGTACTAATTCCACACCAATAACATTATTTATTAACTTACCGATAACAACTGCTTGTTCTTGTTTAGTTAGTTTCATTTGTCTAACTCCTCCTTGTGCTAAGCGCTCTGTAAAATTCATTACTGTAACTCTTCAACTATCTCATTAAACAACCGTTGTCCTTTTTCCGGATATCTTTCTAATCCACCGTCAGCAAAGTATTCACCTTCATTACAAATCATCTCAATTAACACTTCGCCCTTTTCCCAAACCTGTAGCGAGAACGCAACGCATGACTCGAATTCTTTTAATGCCTCTTCTCTGTCTGTGGTCGCTAACATAATATCCGTATCAGCATTGTCCCACATCACAACTGTATAGATCAGCACGAAATCACCTCAGAAGAATCATATTTTGAAAAATCCATAACGAAAATTAATTTATACAGGGAAATTAATAATATATTCATCTAGTTTTCTATTTAGTTTACATAATTATTGTTATACTCAGTTGTTTAAAGTTGATATCATGGGAAATCGTTGATATCACTCACTTTCCGTTACATATAGTTCCATATATTTATGCATGATTTTATGCACGACCTATTTTAGTGGGTTTTCAGCACCTAACCACCGTTATTTCCTGCATAAACTTCACTTTGTTAACTACCTCTATTTTTCTTCAAAAAGTCACACAGTCTCTAATTATCTATTTGAAGAGAAAATAAGGAGGTTTTACTATGAAAATAGAATTTAAAGTTAAACTTGAGATTAGCGGTCTAAACGGTATACAGGAGAGGCTATTCTGGATTGTCACCGAAGAAACTTTCCGAACAATTGTACAAGAACTTATGCAAGCTTACCTGGGGCTATAGTCTCAGGTATTTTTTTCGTTGTGTTCGTTTGTTTTGTTAGGGGAAAATAAAAAAACAATTAAATAGTTTAATTGTTTTTCTGACGCAAAATCTTAATTTTTATTTTTCTGAAGTAACCTATAATATTCGAAAAAATGAGTTCCCCAAACGCAAGTGGTATATATATGAACCATATCTTTAATATTGCTTTTGTCTCTTTATGATCAGAACCCCTCATTCAAATCAACTCATCCCTTTATTTGTATATATTTTCTTTTTAATTTCAATATTATGAAAATTATACCATTTTAAAGGTTAAAAGTCTTTATTTTCAAAAAAATCCTAAAACCTCTCACCCCTTATCATCCCTTAACGCCTTCAACTGCTCCATTTCCTTCTCTACTGACTCGTCGATGTCATAATCCAACTCATTCTCTTCCTTCGCCTTAATAGACTGAATCATAATGAGCAAACAAATTGTCATTCCTACACAGTATCCAATAAAGAAGATTAACCACGTCATGCCATCACTTCCTCTTTAAAATGAAATAAGACGCCACCAAGATCACGGCAGCGCCTACGATAATTGCTATTGGTTTAATCATTAACAAATATATCTGGCCCCTTCTTCAACGCGTACGAGAAACCCGAAATAAATACAACACTAAATATAATAATAGAAGACCACATATTAAAATGATATTCTTTACCTGCAACTAAATTATATATGTTATGGACCAAGAAATTAGCACCTATAATAATTCCGCCTAACATTGAACTAATTAAAATGCTCATTAAATAAAACTTGAACTTCTGGAACATTTCCCTTCTACCCCTTTTCTAAAATAAATTTTATTTAGGTTATACCAGAAAATTGTACCATTTATTTTCCATATATTATCAAAACTATGTTTTAATTAAGGTTATTTTAAGGAAGGCATTATCTATTCAAATATCCATTTTGTTCAATAAAAAAAGAACACTATAAAGTGCCCTAAGCTTCTGAGTATTAAATATACGACAATGCCCAGCCCGTTCTAATGGCGCAACATAAAAGAGCTTTATAGCGGAATATATATAGCTCTCGGAAAAGGAATAAGTTGGTTGGCATTGACTCGATATTGTATGTTTGGGAATTCCTTATGTGCAATAAAAAAAGAGCCCTATAAGGTGCTCGTCCGATACGATTATAAAGAATGAATACGTCGTGTTCAGTTATTAGTATATGCTTGTCTCATTCAAAGTTTTACTGTTTTAATGTGTAATTTCTATATAACAAAGAAAAAAGCACCCGTTTTGGATGCTTAACGTATACTAATATTAATATTGAATAGCTCTATTGATAGACTTTCTAGAACAATGAATATACTAGCTGAAGCTGATCTATATCCAATATTCTTTCCTGTAACATTAATAGTAATCTCCGCTAAATGGGTTTGCACATCATCTTTTTCAAAAATTTTATCTTCAACCTTTTCAATTATTGCTACATTATCTACTTCTTTAAAAGTTTTCAGCAATTTTGTTTCTAATAAAGTAAAATCAAAATTTTCATCTTTAACTACATCAAATTTAATCTTCATTTTTCTTTCCCCATTTTTAACTAGTTAATATATTAATATCGGTATAATTATATATACTTTTATTACATAATTCAAAAGTTATGTTTTACAAAACTCCCCATAGTTCACATATTTAATAGCGAGAAATAGAAAAACAAATGGCAAAAGTTCCTCTTCCAAGGTCAAGATAACTCTCAACCTTCTCCAAGTCACCGCAACACTATATATTAGCTACACGCTTCACATTTGGTTAATTCGGTGACTGGGAGAAGACTAAGAATCTTCTCGTTTATACTCCATAGAGTCGGCTACTTAATGTCATTTTCGCCAATTTCGTTTACACAACGTGATTATATCAAGACGCGTATGTTTCTTCCTACGCCTTGTTTGAACCAATACACAAGACTGAGGGGAAGGTTCAGCTGTATTAGCTCAAACAAAGAGCGGAAGCTCTCTGCTCGTTTAATCGTTTAAGAAGAACCTAGCTTACGTTACATTAGTAAATATTGTGAGTAATTACTAATAAATTAAGTTATTCCTTCTATCCGGGAACGTGGCCCATTCAATCGAACGAACCATCATCCCACTTGGTAAACGATCCAGTTTTAACATAGAAATCAAGAATTCACATGACAGGTGTGATTTTACTACCTATGAGCCTACAAACGAAAGGCGGTACGTTTATACACTCAATGAGAAGTAAAATATAAATAATTTCGGGAAGCTCTTATCCCCTCTAGCCTCCGCGTCACCGAGTAACGTTATTATAATGGGAACGCTATCCCATGAAGCGTATCTTCTTTTCAAAGAGCGTTTCTTCATGAGATAATCGTACCGTTTATTCAATTGTTAAAAGGTGCTGAAAAAGGTGCCCAAAAGTGACACTTCACTATCATCAAGAAATCATTCCAAGCGCCTTCGCAACGCTTATTACAGCTGATTTTCTTTTTCTATAGAATGTTCGTTTATGCAATCCAAGTACTGTATGGATATAATCATCATTTAATAGCTTGATATTCATGTACTTCATTTCAAGTATTGATCTCTGGTCCTCATCTAAAGCTTCTTCTAAAGTTCTTTTAATTTGAATGTATCGTAGATAATCTTGATTCTCTTCTTCTTTGTTTGTTCTTAACTCTGGGAATAACAACTCTGCTCCAAATGCTGTACGTTCTTGTCTATTTTGATATTTAACTTTAAGTACGCGATAGTCTTGTAGCACTTCAATCACATACGGTCTGATTATTTTTTCATCGATTAATTGTTTTTGTCCCAAGTCATAATCCCCCTATTTCTAATTTGTGTTTTTAACATCACATAAGGTACGTGAAATTTTAATATCTTATTGTTGAATAAGGGAACATCGCGCATTAACATAGCCCCCACCACACTATTGCGCATTGTTCCGTTATCCATTAAGCCTTTAATAATTTACGTGTCTTGCTGGCCATCTTCTCTTTCGCTGCTTCAATGTTATTAGTTACCTTTTGATGGTCCTGATCAAATTGAATCATGCCATCAAACATAACTGGTGCTACTGCTTCATCAACGTATTGCAAGTAATCCACTGGCGCTCGTTCTGTCTGTTCTACTAAGTACCCATAAATATCAAAGTCTGCTCTTGGTATCGACTTCTTACCTTTTGGTTGTTGCGACATTCTTACGTAAGATTGAATGACTGATAGTGGTACTGCAAATACTGACTGGTCCTTACTAAACCCAATAAGGAAGAAACAAATTGCTCCCATCTTCTCTGCTTTCTCCAGGTAATCCAATTGGTGCTGCGCAATGTTCTTTAAATCAAATCGTGTAGCATTCTCTGTAGACTTCGCTTCAAATGCAATAGCTCGTCCCTTATAAAAGCCATCATAGTCCACTGTACTTTTAGCTTCATAGAATCCATTTAATACACGGCCGCCTTTACTTTTTAACACCTTTACAGGAGTCGGACGCTTGTTTATAAACGCCACTCCCTCGCGTTGATACATTTCATTCGATAGATTGATAAGCTTTTCAAAAGCCATTCCGCGGTTACCTTGTCCCATTTTTATTCCTCCATTTCTTTCTTGCACTCTTCAAGAAAACCAATAACTTCCTGAACATGCTCCCTTGTTGTCATGCTTTCCATCACGTATCCTTCATCGTTATAAACATTGACCTTATTCACTTTAAACTCCATTCCGCACATGCCATCCGTGCCTAATAGCTTTACGTTACCTTCCATTCTCCTAACCTCGCTTTCTATTTCTTCTACAAAATGAAATTTTTATAAAGTTTTTAAAAAGCCATCTAAATATCTATAATTCCAAACATATAAAACATTAAATGTGATAATATTATTATGAAGATATTTACCGACTAACTTTTTTGCCCTAGCCTTACGTACTAGGGCATATTTATTTTTTAGTGTGTAATTCCTCCCTCATCTAAAATAGCGTTTTTGTTAAAATTCTTTTCACATTTTTACTGAACAAGCATATGTTATAACGTTTTTTTAAAAAATTATCACCTTTGTTTGGTGATATTTATATATATAATGCATATACTTTTACTAACCAGTTACCTCTGTAATATATACTTAGTGCCATTCCTTTTTATCAAGACAGCAAACCCCTCCGTTTGTTGTCTTTTCATTCAAATAACGATTTTGTTAAAAATTTTTCACCTTTTAACTGGACAAGCATATGTTATTGTATGGAGACTCTCCACTCATAGAAAACTACCTTTCTTGTCGAAGAGCATACTTATATGTGTGCTCTTTTTCGCTTGTTATGAAATAAAGATTTCGTTCATTTTTTGATACATTTATGAAACATTCATGTGTTATCTTCAGTAAGTCCTTTTAAAAACAGAAAGATTTATTATGTAAAAGACCCTAGTCCCCTCTAGGGTTTTTTACGTTCAAATAAAGATTTTGTTTAATTACTTCTAGATTCCACTTGACCATTTTCTTTAGCGACATGCTCCATAACTCCAAGTAAGGCATACAATATTAAAAATTCACTCGTGAAAATCTGATTACGATTTTTTGAATTTTTTATATCTCATGAGACATTTACCTGCCTTACTAAGAGTGCATATAAAAATGTGCTCTTTTTATTTGTTGTTAAATAAGAATTTTGTTCAGTTTCACTCTAAAAGTAAAATTTTCATTTTTTCATTCAACCAAGTTCATAACATATTCTTTTCTTCCCATAAAGTAATGATTAGGTGCCCCACGCGCCTTTTATTCACTGAAAATAATACCTTTTACGCACCTACGTATTAGAAACTTCATTTCTGCTTCTTCTGCAATAGCAATTTTGTTCACTTTTTCGATACATTTATGAAACATTCATATGTTATCTTCAGTACGTTCTTTTCTTTTTATAAAACCGTGTGAGATATACCAAAACAGGAAGCCCTAGAGCCCTAACCCTAGGGCTTCTTGTTTTTAAAATAACGATTTTGTTTGACTTTAGTTCTTACATAAGACCGACTAGACACTAACATTTTTATGTAGTACAATTCCTATCTGAAAAATGTTAGGAGATTTATTTATGACTTTTGAAGATAATCGTAAATTAGGAATTCAACAAGGATGTATAGTAATAACAGATCAATCACAATATCTTGTTGTTAAAAAGAATGAAAATTATTCTTTATTAAACATCGCAACTGCGGAATGTATAAACTTTGAAGTTTCACTTGAACATCTTGAAGAAATGGTCCAAGTAGATTTAAAAGAAAAAATTCAAGATATCATTCCACCAGAGAATATTAAAATAGTAGCTCAAAACAGAATATAAAATGTATTTTCTAAGGGCACTTTCGATAGTGCTCTTTTTTCATGAACAGTTTCAAATACAACATTTTTTGATGACCCCTTATCTTTCCGTAAGAGGTCTTTTTTTTATAGCTATTTTGTTTAAATTTACCTTAATTCGCATCTAGTTTTCTTAACATTCAAATTAATAACTGTATAATATAATTAAACTATTTGTATGAGAGGTGATTTTTATGAAATGGAAACAAAAATACAATCCAAAGTATCTCTTTTACCGCATGTATAGTTATATTTATAAAGCTCTTGATGATATATCATGGTCCTTAAAATAATTTAGATTGGTATGAGTACACATTTACTGTGTGCTCTTTCCACAGTTCCAAGAACGATCCTTAACCTTGTGTTACGCGTCATAACGCTATGCCTCCTAATCCAAATCCATGATCTCCGCTAACGTCCTTGTACTTATCACCGTTTTTATAATTTGGATTCTTCCATGCTTTGCTATGGCATCGCTCTTTGCATCTTCTTCGTTTTTTGTTTCAAACCAATCTATTTTTTGCTTCTCATCTTGATCGTAAAAATGAACTTCAAATGTAGGCGTTATAGCGTTATGGCTATTACTACGTAGAAATTGTTCGGAAGTACTAGTTGCTGTATAGTCAAAGCTTCCTATAACATCCTCAAAAGAGAGTTGACCGCTTCTCATGCCACAACGCCTTGTTTCTCTTCCTGCTGCATACGATGCATTTCCATTAACCTCGCCATAACGGCATGACGCTTTCTATCCACTTCTTCAGGTGTTTGATTCCCCGCTTCGCAAACGCATGGGCCAAATTGATACATTCCCATTCCGATATCATTTCTGATTACTCCAGCACCATTACACGCGCACATAATCGTCACCCTTTCTAATTACAACTTCGATATCATGTTTTGATATTTGAGCTACTGCAAAAGCCATGTTATTATGACCAGGAATTTTCACTCGTAGTTTGTTAAAGATGTATAGCAATTCTTTGTTTGAAAATTCAATCTTTCCACCTGTTGGCTTTCGCAATATATGACCTTCCATTTTCACTTTTACATCAATTTCAATAGTGAATTGTTCCTCCTTAATTTTCTGATGAACTTCTCTTATACTCTTACGATGTCCGTAATACTTACCGATGGCTTTAATCAAATCGAACAATGTTTTCATTTCAATTCTTCTCACAGTTGGATCGCCATCACATATAGAGCAAGCTGTAATCATTTTCTCTTCAATGTACACTTCATTGATGTCGATGTTATCAATTGGCGAACCACATATATCGCAATATGGTTTAGATGGAGCTTGTACATTATCAAATAGCATTTTCTTATCCTCCTTTAGAATGGTAGAGCTTTTCTTCTGTAATCCTTTGTATCTTTGAAAACAATTGCCCTAAAATCATTAAAGATACGCGATACAATTCGCTCATCATATGCACCCTCTAAACGCTCTCCTGTAAGGTTTGTAGTGAAGATAGTAGATTTACCTTGCCTTCCATCGAAAACATCGAATAACACCCTATTAATGAAGTTTGTCGCTTTTGTATTTGCATCTAGCGCTCCTAACTCTGCTCCTAAATCATCGACTATTAATACGTCGGCTCTTACTAGTGTTCTTATGATTGAATCCTCAGTTAAGGAGGAATCTTTACTGAACGTACTTTTAATCTTCCGTAGCAATTCGCCAACTGTAACGAATACAACCGATATCCCTGCACCTGAAAGCTGATCGGCGATGGCATAAGCAAGGTGCGTTTTCCCTGCCCCGCAATTTCCGGCCATAATCGTATTGAATACCTTCCTATTGAGATAATCTGTTACGATGACTTTTGCAAGTTCAAGGTTCTTTGTCCCTTCTTCGCTTGTAGGTTGGTAGTTTTCAAAGTTCGCTTTCTTAATATTGCTATCGGCAATCATGCTTTGCTGATGGAATAAGAACTTCTTTTCATTTGCTTTATCTGCATCGTATTTCGCTTGCTCTTGTTGTTGGAGCTTCTTACTTTCGTTTTCAAGGAAGCATCGAGGGCATACAACTTGTCCACCGAACTTCATCTTATTCATACCGTGTTTATCACAAACATCAGAATCCATAGTCATATTCACCTTTTTGGCTATATCGGTTGGTATTGCTGCCGCCGCTCTCTGCATTGTTATTCGCTCCTTTTTTAGATTTCATTTGAATTGTTAACTGATCAAACTTTTCACGTAGCTTTTTAGGAGATAAGATGTTCCCTTGCCAGAACGGATCCGCTTGGCACCAATCAATAACATCTTTAATCTCTTGTGGTTCACGGCTATCCTTTTCACGCATTAATCTAAAGTCATTAGCCCATGAATCAAAGTTGGGTTCTTTTTGTTTAGGATTGTTACCCTTAATTTTTCCAAAAAGATACTTAGCCCCATTGGTGTCGCAAGTTTCAAACTTGTGACGGGAAGTCTTTTTTTCTTTTTCTTTTTCTTTTTCTTTTTGTCCCCGTATCGTGGACGTATCGTGGGACGTATCGTCAAGACCTGCATAAACACTGACTTTTTGTACTAACGGGGTGTTTTCCGTTCGCTCTAGCACCAGTCGTACTAAAGATAAATCTTTAATACTTTTAAGTTCTTTTTTGATGCAATCTTCAATCGGCTTACCACCTTTGTTAAGGTTGTATTTACCCCAATTCAGTATGCAAAGTTCTCTAGTATCCTCGTTATAAACCACCAGGTCATGATGATTCATGAATCGATCTAATAAAGCTTTTGCGCTTTCAATTGAGTAACCCAATTCAAAAGCCATTTGTTTTCTAGTTATCTGATAAACTCCAATTTGGTTTGTATGCTCGTTTGTCATTAGATAGAGATAAAAGTACTTGTCCTCTGGTGTCATTTCTTCTGAAACTCTTGCATCCGACCAAAATGAAGTCTGCACGTGCCTGTATTTTGCCATTTAGTTCACTTCCCTTTCGCATACCGCTATGTCGCCTTGAACCATAATTACTTTGTATCCTGGATAGCGATCAGGAGTAATGTACTCAATCGCCTTCATTTTTGCTTCTTTTTCGTTTTTCGCGCCCTTCCATACCCATGAAGGAAGGACGACTTTTGATTGATTTTTATCTAACATAGGTTTCATTCCTCCTTATTTACTTTCGGAGAAACCATTTGGTATAATAGAGGTGCGTTATGTCTTATAGTTTCTCCAAACCGTCCTAGGCGTAGGGCGGTTTTTTATTTTCTCAATATCAATTAACAAATGATTCTGTTAATATTTAATTACCGATATGTGTAACAACCGGCCTGTACTTCTGTACGGGCTTTTTATGATGCTTTCACGCATCGGAATATCCAGGGACCCATTTGCTAGGTGGGGGATACTGTTAGATTCCTGAATATTCCGACAAGCGAAGGCTTGTCTATGTTCATAATTTCGTAACATCTATATATAAAGTTCTTATAAATTATATGTTACACTTTGTACATTCCAAGAAGTCCTTATGGAGTCGACAACTCAATACCCTTAGTTATTACCCTGCATCCCCTGTAGGGTTTTTTCTTATTTAGCTAGAGTGATATACTTGTATGTTTCCTCAACCTTATCTGCGCTATTATGTACGCCTCTAACTCTTAAATCCTTTATGATCCATGTGAGTTTCTTTTGTTCGTATTCATCACGCTGCTCTCTATCCATCACTGCTCATCCTTCATAATCCGTTTGTCTATGCGTTCCATCAGATAAATGAACCCTTTGAATGCTATGACCGCCACCAGTACCATACATAGTGAGAATGTGCTTTCTTCCATTGTTTACACCGCCTCCTGTTCCTTTTCTTTCTTCAGTCGGTCTATGATGTAGGCTTGTCCTTTTGGTGTTACGTATGTTGTTGTCCATGTGAATGGCTCTCCACTTGGCTTCTGTTTAACACCTTGTGTGATTTCGAATAATCCTTTTTCAACTGCTGGCTGAGTTGGTTCAGTAGAGCGTTTGAACATTAAGTTCCACTCTCTAAGCTTTGCGAATAACTGGCGTTGCCCAATTTTGATATTGTGTTTTGCTGCTAATTTAGCAACTTCACTAACTTTTAATGTTTGATCTGACTGCATACACGCTTCAGCGAATGTTACAAGTGGTTGTTGCTGTACAATTTGTTGTTGTGCTGCTGCAAGCTTTTCTTTCTCTTCTTTTAATTTAGTGAGAAGACCAATTGCAAAGTCTGGATTAGTTACTGCTTGTTCCAGGACTTGATCTGTCATGTATGCTCCGTGTTTTCTAATAGAAGGAAGTACTTCACTTGTTACCCACTTTTTAAATGCTTTTGCTTGTGGTTTGCGGCTAGTCATGATTATTGAGTAAAGGCCACTTTCGTTTATGATGTTTGTTTCTTGTAGTCTTCCTAATGAATCGGCGACCTTCATACTGTGAAGTTCATCTTCATCCAATCGACTTAGTGATCTAGTTGCATTCACTATTTCTAATACGTCGCATACATCCTTCGCTACAAACCAAACATCTTTACCTTTTACTACCGTTCGAACCTGTCCGAACTCTTCGCTATTAAAAACTTGTAATTGATTCATTTTAAGAAACCTCCTTCATATCTAAGATTTTTATGATATTTTCCCTAATCTTCTTTCCGTTCCGTTTATCTCGGAGAATATCCGATAAATACGGTCCTGATATTCCAAGTAAATTAGCTAATTCTTTTTGCTGCATGTTGTTAGCAAATAGCTTTGCTCGCACTTTCATACCGAATTCATTTGCCATTATGTTCACCTCATCCTCTGGAAAATAAGCTAATCATTTAGCTTATCGTTGACACTATTTAACCTATAAGTTAAAATGAATTCATAGCTAAATAAACCTACATAAATATAGCCTTTATACGTTGGGGAACGTGACTTTCGGCTTTTGTTTAGTAGCGCTTTAAAGGCTAAATAAGTAGCTTATGGACATATATTACTACCTTATAGGTAAGAAGTCAATTAGAAAACCGAACTTTTAGGTAAGATATATTCCAGCGTTAAAAAGGATGATGAATATGACTTTATTTGACAGAGTTAAAGAACTGGCTGATGGCCGTGGAATATCAATAGCTGAATTAGAAAGAAACTTAGGATTGAGCACAAATGCTCTATATAAATTAAAAAAGCAAAAACCTTCGATAGATAGAGTAGAGGTACTAGCCCAATACTTTGATGTTTCAACAGACTACCTGCTAGGTAGAACTGAAAAGAAATACTGGGAACTTAATGAAAAAGATGAAAAAGATATACAAAAGAAGTTAGAAGAAATAATAGAAGATATGAGCAACTCTGATGCACTTGCATTCTCTAAAGGATCTGAACCAATGTCAGAAGAAACAAGAAAACTCCTTATAATATCTTTGGAAAATTCACTTAGGCTAGGAAAAGAAATGGCGAAAAAGAAATTCACACCTAAAAAATATCGTAACGAAGTAGAATGATCGGAGTGGATCTGCTTGATTAGGAAACAGCAAATCAATGAAGAAATAGACAAACTAATTAAAAAGCATAATACAAGAGATCCATTTCTGATAGCAAAAGAAAAAGGTATTATAGTTATTCAAGAAGAATTAGGGGATATATTCGGTTACTACAACAAATCGAGTCGAATCCCCTTTATTCATATTAACTATAACTTATCTTATTCAGAACAACTATTTACTTGCAGTCATGAATTAGGTCATGCCATCTTTCATAAAAATGAAAATACTCCAAAACTATCAGCGGAAACCCTTTGCTCTGAGATATTCATAGAAGCTGAGGCGAATTATTTTGCCACTAAATTAACCATAGATGGTAGTCACAATGAATATATTCAAACGAAATACGGGTTATTACAGTATTACGGACTACCATTTGAAATGGAAAGATTTCTATAAGTGGCGGGTTATTCGCATCAGATTTCTGATTTAGAAACTGACCCCAAAAAGAAGGCATTAAATCTTTTAGTTGAATACACTTACTTAATTGAAAAGCATTTCATGTAAACGTTACACCCTTCAGTTTGGTATGTAAGTGAATTTATACATTTTATTAATTTTATATAACATATAACTAATTAAGAAACGAACTATTCAGCGTTGCAGCGCCTTATATTTAAAAATGTAATATTGCATTTGGCTTGATTGTGGAATTTTTTCCGAAATAAGGATATGAATTTTACATAATTTCACCATTTTACCCATTGAGAGCTTAGGCTCTCTTTTTTTATTTTCATTCGACAAAATATGACAATATACAAATAATTCGTTTGCTATTATTATCTAGAAATCTTACATTTATCCACAAATTATTATTGTATTTTTAATTTTTAAAATGTAAAATATTTCAATGTAAATACATACCATTTAGGGAGATGGAGAAAATTATGAAAAAATTATTAGCTTCAGCAACAGCGATTACATTATTAACAATGGGGTACAGTTCCGCTGCATTTGCAGAAAAAAATCCAAATGACAAGAATTGTGGTCACTTTAAAAACAAACAAGAGGTTATGGAATTCTGGCACAGCAATGGATACAGTGCAACTAACGATCCTCATGACTTAGATCGTGACAATGACGGCTTACCTTGTGAAGTGAAAAAAGGGGACTACGATCAATTTATAGCTAGCAAACAAACTACTAAAAAGGATGAAACCAAGCCACAAGAACAAGTTAAACAGGAAGATACTAAAAAAGAACCTGTAAAACAAGAAAATACACAACAAAACAATAAAGCAACAAACAATAAACAAGAGCAAACAGCTGTAAAGGCTGAAACAAAAAAACAAGGTGAAAAATTACCTAATACAGCATCAAACGGTGTTACAATGATGCTTGCAAGCGCTGCTTTAGTATTAGCAGGTTCAGTTCTTGTATTCCGTCGTAAAAAAACGAATGCCTAAACTAATACCTAAAAACGGCAGGAATATTCCTGTCGTTTTTAATGTGGAGTGATAAGTTTGAAGAAACTTGATTGGTTGGGAGTTTTATTAATTACTTTAGGCTCCTTTGCTTTTGTTTATTACTTTATAGATTGGTATGACGCAAGAAAAACTGTTGAAGCCTTAACAAGTACTGAAATTCAACAATATAAAAGTATACAACCTGTCACTAATGATAAAAAAGATGTCAAAAATGAATCAAACAAAGAACAATCCCAACATATTCTACCAAATCAAGAACCTAATCTTAAAACTACTAGTGAACCATTAACAGAATCACCAAAACAGATCCCAGCTTCTCAAGTTCAACATAAAATGGGAGAACAAATCGCTTACATGGTTATACCGAAAACTAAGCAGAAATATCAAGTTTACTGGGGTGCTGATGCTAAAACTTTAAAAAAAGGGGTAGGAATGTTTGTTAGTGATATTACAACCACTCCTTCTGGAAATGGACATACTGTTTTAAGTGGACATCGTGATACGGTATTTACTAAATTAGGAGATTTACAAGAAAATGATTATATATTAGTTGAGTATGATAAAAGAGTATACATTTATCAAATTCAAAAACACTGGATTACAGATGCAAATGATCGTAATGTAATTATCGAAAAAGATAAACCAACATTAACACTAACTACATGTTATCCATTTAACTATATTGGGGATGCACCTGAGCGATACATCATTGAAGCATCTTTGGTTGCTATTAATTGAGAGTGAGAGCTTCGGCTCTCTTTTTTTATTTTCATTCGACAAAATATGACAAACTAGTTGTAACTGGATTTGCTATGATTGGCTGAGAAATCTTACATTTTAAAAGGGGATATTATATGGCTACTCCAAAATACACTAAAATTGATGAGCGATTTGGCATCATTGAATACCCAGTTACACTTACGGAAATGGTTGAAATATCAAAAGAACTGCCGAAAACGGAACGTAAATACTATCAATATGCTTTCGATGCTCTAAAAAAGGTTATGAAAGCAAAAGAAGCTATCCATTACTTTGAAGTTGCTGATCCTAAACTGACGAAAACAGGATTCATTGTTGTCGGGGAACATAATCTATACCTGGTAATGATGAAAGGTGGATTATTTGGTGGCTCTGAAGCCGAAGTGGTGAAATACAAGGATATTAAAGAGGTTGATTTCGATATTATTCAAGGACCATTCGGAATTTCTCTTATGAATACAGGGATTATTTATCTTGAAATGAAGAAAATGTTTGGAACAAAGAAACGTACCATCCGCAATATTCCTGATTACAATGTCGATGGGGTATTAAAGGCTATTCGAAATAAATTGAAATAAGTAATACATACTGGAGGAACGAAACATGAAAAGAAAATTACTTACAGCATTAACGTGTAGCACATTACTTATGGGATTGGCTGCATGTGGTTCAAATGATAAAGCAAGTACTTCAAACGATTCTAAGTCTAAACAAGAAGCGAAAAAGCCAGTACCGGTTACTACAACTTCACTTATAAGTGAGTTCAAGAAATCTGGGTTAGAAGCTGAGAACGCTACGGATTTAGAGCAAAAAGAGTTTGGGAACATGCGTAAAGATGGGAAACGTATTCTTACACCGAAGTTAGGCGCAGATAAGGGTGGTCGTGTGTTTGAATTTAGTAAGAAAGAAGATTTAGAGAAAGCTAAGAAGTACTATGATGAGCTAGGAAACTCTGCTCCAATGCTCTTCTCTCATACATACGCTAAAGGAGATTTCCTTTTACAGATGAATGGCGATATGAAAGATGATGAGTTTAATAAGTATAAAGAGGTTATGGATAAGGTAGTGAAGTAATTAATGGCACTTTAATTAGTGCTTTATTTTTTTGTAGAAAGGAGTAATGATAAATTATGAACTCACACTTAGAAGTATTAAGTAAAAGTATCCGATTTGGAGAAGAAACACTCAAAAATATGGAAAGAAAAAAAGGATTACCCATTGAACATAAAATCATTATTGCTCTTTATAGAAAATTACTTGAACAAGTTGACGGTAATTATATTTTAGCTGATCACGAACTCGAGGGACCAGCCAGAGTTTTATTAAGATCGGCGATGGAGACATTCTTATCTTTAATGTATATTAGTCAAGAAAAAAGAAAAATTCAAGACAGGGCTTTCTCTTATTATGTTGGTTTTTTAAAAGCAGAATTAAAAATCGCAAATGACCCTCTAATTTTTGACGATTCAATTGAACTTGAAGATAAAAAGTATTCCGAACTAGATATAAAAGAAATTGAATCTATATTGAATCAAAAACAGTTTAAAAAAGTATTAAATGAATGGGAACGTAATAACGAGAAGACTAGATATGAACCTAAATGGTATTCATTATTTAAAGGGCCCACATCAGTAAACGGAATTGTTAAGAAACTTGCAGATAAAGATATGGATCTTCTTTATGGTCTTTTATCTATGGAAGCTCACGGTTATCAAGCATTAAGTGCTGTAAAACATAGGGACTTAACAAACGACGATTTTGCACTTCAACCTATACGCAATAACATAGCTGATGAAACTATTAAACTCACAAGAGTATTACTTACAAGCGTAACAATGAGAATAATCAATCTTATAACACCTGAATATAATCCTGATTTAATAAAATTCGCAAAAGAAATAGGGATAATATCTAAAACCCACCCTTTTGTTATACCTAAAATTTAAAAATCTATATTTGGTTCAAGTCGGAGGAAGGCACCTTTGGGTGTCTTTTCTTTATAGAAAAATCCCTACACAAAGTGCAGGGATTTTCATGCTACAAATATATAAAACTGATTATTTAATATATAACGAAGTGCGCCACGTATCTCTTGGATAATTTATTGAAGTCTTTTGATATTCAAAAGTCCCTTCTTGATGATTTGATGCGTCCCATTTATATTCCCAACCTACAATAGGATTACCACCAATTATTTGTGAACCAATACTTTTTACATCAAATCCATTCATTTTGGCAAAAGGAAACTGGCCATATCCTATTTCTTTTGTGTAAACATATAAGTAACTTCCCCCATGATCTTTAGTTGTACTAAAACTATTAGGATTAATGTATTCAACTCCACCCAATTGTGATTCCACTTTTACTACACTTAAAGAAGTTAGAGGTGCTGCTGGTCCTGCTGATGCCTCCGATGCCATTCCTAACCCAACTACCGCTGCCACCGCTAATGATGATATCCCTAATGTAACTTTTTTAAACATATAAACATCCCCTTGTTTTATAATAAGTACAAGTTTGATATTAGCAGAAATTTATAAGAATATTCCTTATTTTGAAAACGTTAACAAATTCTACTTTTTTCGATATGCAATTTAACATATCGATTGACATACAGAATAATCCATCCACTACTTTTGATATAAAAACTATTTTCAAATTTAATACTATTAACTCACTAAATTCTCATAAAAAGACTGGTCGTCTATACAATAATTTGGTAAAATATAGGTATATTTTAAGAAGAAAAAGCTAATATAGATCGACTAAATAATGTAAAGAAAATGTTTTATTGCATAAAAAAAGGCTCCATTGCTGGAGCTCTCAAAAAATAATATAAGTAAATGAATTAAAACAAATAACAGACAATTAAACTATATAGATAAAACATAAATAAATCTATATATATGCAATATTACATATGAAAAACCCTATTTATTGATGCTATAATAAGCTTACTCGATGATTGTTATATTTTGTTATGGTTTTTAAGCAATACAATACCTTCTTATATGATAACAACACAATAAAATTAAGATGGTTCAAGTCGGAGGAAGGCACCTTAGGGTGTCTTTTTTTTATATTTATAACTTTTTTTAGAAAATATTTGAAATATTATACAAAGTGTTATATCATTATATAGCGATGAATTGTATAACCAGAAATATTTAGGGGGATTTTTTAATGAAATTAGGAAAATTAGCATTAGTTGGAGCATTAACATTCGGTGGATTTACTGCAGTAGAAATGATTAAACCTACTTCACAAGCCGCAGCAGCTTATGAAGAACCATATTCTGATCCATATAATGATAGTTGGGGATTTGTATCACCAACTAATTTTGAATATCTATCCCAATTTCCAAATGCACACATGATTAAAAAATCATATAGAACTGGAGATATCTTAAATTACTCTCTTAGCTCAATAAAAGATGGCCCAGGAGCTGTTATGAAGATTTTTAAAGTTGAAGCTGGAAAAAAACCTGTACGCTATAGAACAATTTATCCTCAATTTGATGCTAATTACCAAAACCCTACTTGGTCAACTGTGATTACAGATGTATATACTCCTGGTAGCTATATTGCTGTTATAAACCATGTCAATGATTCAATAGGTTACGGCGTAAGTGATTGGTTTACAATTAATAAATAATAACAAGTATCCTTGTAAACACCATCTTTATTACAATAATAAAGTGGTTCAAGTCGGAGGAAGGCACCTTAGGGTGTCTTTTCTTTATGAGGTGTATCATTTCGAAAATTACATATATTTAACATATCAATAACATTATAGTATTTATATGTTAAAATTGGTTTAAATTACTTTTTCATTTGAAGGGAATCTCATTATGAATCTAACTACATTTTAGATTTACAACAAATTTAAATTCACACCTGCTAAATAAAAGGAGAAATTAAAATGAAAAGAACAATTGAATTTGTATTAGGACTTATTGGTGGTATCTTAGGTATATTATGTGCTCTGATTGCGCTATTTATAGGTGGTCTAAGTTCCGCTTTAGATTCTGATGGAGCGAACACCATTATCGCTTTAGGATGGGGAGCTGTTATTCTATCTATTTTAGGAATCTGTGGAGCTATTTTGGTAAAGACTAAAGCAAAAATTGGTGGCACTATGTTAGCGATTTCTGCGATTGGTGGATTAATTTGCATTTCGTTCTTCTATATTTTACCATCTATCCTGTTATTGATTGGTGGATTAATGGGTATTTTCCGTAAAGAGAAGGCTATTGTACCTGAATAAAAAAGCACTCATTAGAGTGCCTTTTTGTTTTAATGTTGATTAGTCCAAAATAGTGATCCTTCTGGCGATAGATACTAATATGTTTATAAACCACTTTTTATATCTTCTCTAGATTATATCATACTTAGTTGTAGTTGCCCACCATTATGAC